CTTGTCAATTACTTCCTTATAGGAGTAGTCACAGCCTTCTCGTGTACATTTGAAAGTCTTTTCGCCTTTCTCAGTACAGGTTGGCTGTTTAGTGACAGTGCCTTCGTCCATGTCATGTCCTAGCTTGTCAATTACTTCCTTATAGGAGTAGTCACAGCCTTCTCGTGTACATTTGAAGGTTTTTTCGCCTTTCTCAGTACAAGTTGGCTGTTTAGTGACGGTGCCTTCCTTGTCCACGTCGTGTCCTAGCTCGTCAATTACTTCCGTATAGGAATAGTCACAGCCGTCTCGTGTACATTTGAAAGTCTTTTCGCCTCTCGCTGTACAAGTCGGCTCTTTAGTGACAGTGCCAGAATCCATGGCGTGTCCTTTCGGAACAGTTTCTGTCTCTTCCTCTCCACACGAACAGGTTCTTTTTACGGAACCATCCTCCGTACAGGAAGCTTCCTTGACGGTTGACCATTCGCTCCAGTCAGAGAAAGAAACACCTGTGATAGTCGGGTGAACGGACGTAACCTGGAAGCCAGCGCCTAGGGAGTGAGCACAAACCGACCTTGTCTCGCCAGTCGGCACCGAAGCATCGTTAATAACGACAAGAAGAGTCCCGTTCTGGGAGCTATAGTCAGCGTAGCCGAGGCGGGCGGTAGTGTTAGGGTAAGTTGCAACCATGGCACCCACAGCACCCGAAGGAAGAAAAACGGTAGTAATTTTGTTACAGCCCGAGAACGCATTTTGTTCGATCTTTGAAACAGAAGGGTTTACGACAAATGTTGTCAAAGAACAAGCAAGAGGTACACGGACAAGAGTAGTACCACTGTCTCCATAGAGAGCCCCTGTACTATCAACCGTAAAAGAGCCTCCTTCTTCAACTGTAAACTTTTCTAAGGCTGTACAGTTGTCAAAGGCGTCCGCACTAATTGCGGTGATAGTTCTTGGGATTTCAATCGCTGTTATATCATTCCAATTGGTATCACCATGTAATGTGATGCCTGTAAGAGTGGTGTCCGATATATCCAAAGAATATGGCTCCACGGCAAAAGCTGTAAAAGGTACCATTAAAAATAGCAGTGCAAGGGATAAGAGCAGAGTAGAAAACTTCTTTTTCATAATCTCACTTCCTTTCAGTAGAGTAGAAAATTTCTTTTTCATGATCTCACCTCCTTTCAAATGCACCTATATCACTTTAACAAAAAAAATGTTTTTGCTGTGTAATTTGTGAAAAACTCCCACAAAAAAATACAATAAAAAAGCACAGGCTTGATTAAACCTGTGCTTTATGCGAGGGAGCCTCTTGGCACAACAAGGAGATGCATCCTCAAAGACAAAACTCCCTCAAGGCAAAGGATAATACGGATTGTTTGTTGAAAATAGTCGCAAAAGGTCGTTTAAAAACGTTTAAGATTTTTCTTTGCGTATTCATTAAAGCTGAAAATGTGACAAACTCTCTCGTACAAATGTTTGCAAAAATCTTTCACAAACAGCATAGTATGGATTGCATTAATCGTGTTTTAATTCGTTTGAGTTTATTTTAGGACGATGTGCAATGCCAAGTACCTCATAAGACTCTTCGGGTTCTCTCTCTCCAGTGCATTTTGTGGAGACGCCCCATGTTCTGGTGTCAACATAGCTATCAACACCGTGAGACCATACTTTCTTTGCCTCTCCCAAAACGGAATCCAAGGCGTCATCATCCAATTCATGGGTCTGTTGCTTTTCCAAGTAGCATCTACCTCCTTAAAAACAGTTGGGTCTCACAAAAGAAACCTAGTGCTATTTTTCTTTTTGTTTGAATTGTAAAGCACTAGCGTGGCTTTTTTTTGAAAATGTGAATTTTTTTCTCATTAATGACGTGTGGAGTCTTTTCACCAAAAGGAGTGTAAAGAGGTCACAGGTGTTTTAATAGAAGTAAGATTGTAAAGGAAAGAAGATGTTTATGAAGACGATATTCAGTGCGATTCAACCTAGTGGAAACCTTACCATCGGCAACTATTTTGGTGTGATAAAAAACTATAAGGATTTACAAGATAATTATCGGTGCATTTTTGCCATTGCCGACTTACATGCCATCACAGTGCGGCAAGATGCAGAAGCTTTGAGGAAGAACACGCTGGAAGCATACGCCTTGTTACTAGCGTGTGGAATAGACGTAGATAAGAGCCTGTTTTTCATTCAAAGCCAAGTTAATACACATGCACAACTGGCGTGGATTTTAGACTGTTATGCTCAATTTGGAGAGCTGTCTAGAATGACACAGTTTAAGGACAAATCAAGGAGACATGCTGATAACATTACAACTGGCTTATTCTCTTATCCTGTTTTAATGGCATCTGATATCCTCCTGTATCAAGCTGATTTAGTGCCTGTTGGACTTGACCAAAAGCAACATTTAGAGCTTACTCGCACGATTGCTGAGCGATTTAACCACATTTATGGGGATACCTTTACTGTTCCAGAACCATACATTTCGAAAAATGGAGCAAAAATAATGTCACTCCAAGATTCCACCAAAAAGATGTCTAAGTCAGATGAGAATAGCAATTCTTTTGTGGCGATCTTAGAGCGACCAGATGATATTATAAAAAAATTCAAAAAGGCTGTGACTGATTCCGATTCATGCGTTCGATATGATGAAAAGAAACCAGAAATCAGCAACCTTATGACCATATATTCTTGCACGACAGGGAAAGACTTTAAAGAAATCGAAAGAGAGTTTGAAGGTGTAGGGTATGGAGTGTTTAAGGAAGCCGTTGGAGAGTGCGTTTCTAAGCATCTAGCACCAATACAGACAAAGTTTTATGAGTTGATAAAGGATAAATCTTACCTTGAAAAGTGCTTTAAGGAGCACGCTGAAAAAGCGTTAAATCTATCGAATCAAACTCTTAATGAAGTGAAAGAGAAAATAGGTTTAGTTTTTTGATTTTTTAAGCGACAAGTTTTGACAATGTTTGATTTATACCACCATGTATAATGTGAAAAGTGTATCACTATGTACTTTAAGGTGAAAATTTGCAAACAAATGAAATGTGGTGGTATTTATGAAAATCAAAAAAATATGTAGTTTTTTGGTCGCTTGTATGTTGCTATGTGGAAGTGTTGGCGTTATGGAGTCTCAAACAAACACTGTTTATGCAATGCCTAGTCAGTATGTTGCCGATAACACATGGCTGGTTTGGGGTGAGGAGAGCTTATATAATGAAATTCGGTTGGCTAAGGGAAGAATTTGCCCTCAAGGAGTTAGTCGTGTGATATTGCTTATTGAAAAGTGTATAAGACAGGGTCGGAAATTAAGAGTTACCAAGTCTTTTTTTAAGTGGTATTATGAAATCCTTTAATTAGTTTTATACGGTAGCAAATAAAAATTTTTCACCTTAAAGAAAGTCATTTTACTCCTTTAATTCCATGTGAATAAAAAGGTACTAAATTAGAGGGCGAGACCTCCAGGCGGATTTAATTTTATCCCAGAGAGAACCGTTAGATGAGTGAGAGGTGATAGAGGTGTAGAAATAATAGGTTCCTAATGCTAAGGTACTTGCAATTGCAATAACGACTGCTGCTATTTTGTATTGCTTCACTTCATTCTTTTCCGTACTGTTTAACAGTTTCTTTAACCATTCTATTTTGCAGTTAATGACGTAAATATCATTATTAATTTTTTTTCGTTTGTCTCGATCTTCGACGGGTGTTTTCCTTTTTACTTTGTTGAGGTAGCTTATTTTCGTTTCCAGTTCGGCAATTTTGCTTTCGATTATCAGATGCCTTTCCTTGTTGGTCTTTGCCTCTCCATAGGACTTTGATAGGAGCGAAATATCCTCGAATACATTTTGTGTGGAGTCACAAGGGGAGGGGGCTGGTTCTTCTCCGAAAGTAACCTTTCGTGTGAAGCCAAAGGCAAGAACGATGGATAGAATAAGTGCGATTGATTTTTTCATGTTTTTTCCTCTTTTCCAAAATAATCCAATTCTAGTATAGCATATAAAATGGCGTTTTATAATTCCTAAAAAAGAGGTATGCAAGGATTCTACATAAAATGACAAAGCTTGATAAGAAACGAAAAAGACCACTATGTAGTGGTCTTTTAATTCGCTTGATTTTCTTAGAAAAACGGATGCGTTCGTGCCATGTTTATTACGTCTATTTAAATAGCCAATCCAGGGCCAGAATACATGGGGTAGCAACGAGAAATGTTGGTATTGAGCCTGGGATAGGGAGATGGGCCACAGCGAATCCGACACAGCCGCCAACAAAGCCGGCACCAATAACTCGCGCTACTTTTGTAAAGACTTTTTCTTCAGCCGTTTGGTCTTTCGCTCCAGCCGTTTGCTCGACTTGAGGTTGCGTTTCGGTTGCGAAACACTTTTGCGTTGCTACTGGAGTGAATGCAATAGCTAACGCCAACACACTTGTGAACAGTTTTTTCATTTCTGTTTCTCCTTTTATAAATGATTAATGATAATTAACAAACAAATAAGAAGGAAAATAAACCCGAAAGAGCTCCATAGAATCCAATCATAGCCTAGATTAAGCGATGACACGAATACGTCTGCATTTAAATTAGGTTGCATTTTCATTCCTCCTTTTTGCTTGTAATTAATTTACTATTCTAGTATAACATACCAAATGTTGTTTATTTTTCGAAAAGATAAAATAGTCGAAACTTCTCACAAGATGTCGAAAGAAGAAAAACAGAGGATTCCTTTTTGTACATTTCGTATGTCTACGGAAAGAGATACGAAATGTACAAAACGAAATAGCAAATAAAAAGGCTTGAAACTGAGTGCATTTTTACATAAAAAAGGGGCGACCTCAAATAATTGAGATTGCCCTTTTTCTATTGAATATAGATGACCTTTAACCGAAAATCCTCTTGCCTTGATTTTCTGGTGTACATGATCTTATGAATGAATGACTTTAAGAGAATGTTTTTCTGCCTGGCATCTGCCATCTCGAATACCTCTAATGCATTGGAGATGGCTGGAATGATTTGATTTTGGTTATTGTCTTTTTCTCGCTCGAATGATAGCTGATTATTCAATTCATCAATTAGTGAAATGGTTTGCTGTTCTTCCTCATCCAGCTTTTCCATCCTGTCCATAAACTTTTCTTTGGTGTATGTGCCATCCTCTAAAAAGTCATGAATGTTATCTCGCCTTTTTTCAATGGTTTTTAGCTTTTTCTGAGCCTTTTCCAACTGTTGTTTGATGGAGGGCAGCTGTGATTTTTCCTCTGGCTCATATTCCACGTCTACCTGGGCGAGTTCTTGCTTTAAGTGTTTGAGCAGTTCATCCACTACCAAGTCCATGCTTGTACCTACTGTATCACACCATGAATTGCGACAGTAATAATAAATATACTCTTTCCCTTTGACTACGCTTCTTTTAATGACCATTGCGGTGTCACATGTTGAGCAACGCAGGATGGTGGAAAGAGGATTCCTCATGGGTGCATGGGGGTCGTGGGATGGCTTCCTTACTTTAATCAGTCGATTGGCTTCCTCGAAGTCTTCCTTTGAAATAATGGCAGGGTGTGAATCTGGTGCGAATACAGGATTTTTAGAGAACCTGCTATAGAATTGAGTCCCAATGTATTTAGGATTGGCAATCATATCTCTGATTGTCTTTTCTCCCATTGGATTGCCTGTACGATGGGTAATACCCATTTCATATAATTTTCTGCATATTTGGTTACAGCCAAACCCTTGTAAGGCTAAATCAAATATCAGTCTAGGAATATGGACTTCATCTTCATCAATCTCTAATTTTTGATTTTCATCTACATAGTAGCCAAGTGGAGCAGAGGCACTGATGTTTTTCCCCTCTTTGATGGCACGAATTTTCCCATCACGCAGTCGGCCTTTAATCTTTCTGTATTCCATACGTGCGATAAAGCCTTCAAAGTCTGCTTGCATTTCCCCTTGTTCATCATTTAAATCGATTGTGTGTTTAGGAGTGATGATAAGGGTTTCGGATTCTTTGAAGGTTTTCTCCATTAAGCCTTGATCCATTTTATCTCCACGACCAAGCCTGTCATAAGCAATGACGAGGACACCGTCATATTTCCTTGACTTTGCATTTTCGAGAAGCTTTTGAACTTCTGGGCGAGCCTCAATAGTATCTCCAGAAACAACTTCCTCAAATATATCTACGATTTTTAATTTATTTTTTCTGGCAAAAGATAAAAGCTCTTTGCGGTGGCGTTGAAGTGTATCATACACTTCACCACGTGCAAGAGCCTTTTTTTCTTCCTCTATATCTGAGCGTGATTTCCTCAAATAGATGGCAACTACTAATCCCCATAGATAGTTCATGCTGATTGTTCATCCCTAAGTGCTAGTAATTTGTTTTTATCTGTGAAGAAAAATTCTTTGGTAATGTTTTTTGTGTGTTTTAGATGTTCAAAAAAGGCATCCATTTTTTCTCCATTAAACTTGCTGTTTCTGCATACGATTGTGTTATGTAGATTGTTCATATTTCTGTAAAAGCATGCTTCTTCAAGCAATAGCTTTTCTTTATCATTTAAAGCGTCGTTGATAATTCCATATTTTTTGTTACAGATTGTTGTATAAATCAAACAAATATTTTCAGGTAGTTCTTTGTATAAAATTTCTAATTGCATAAACATTCCCCACTTTCAGTGCTTTTTATAACATTTGTTCGTGTTTTTATAATACCAAAAGTGTAGTAAAAAGCATCTGGCAATTAATGATTTCATAAATTAGTCACACAAATTATAAAATTTGCTCATATCGTTGTCTTTTTGTTCAATATATCATCCCAGAATAGTCCGGTTAGTATATGGAGTATTTTTTCTTTGTCTTGTTCACTTAATTCTAGTCCAGTAAACATAACAGCTTGGTCACGTAAAAAGTCTTTTAAATCTTTGCTGTCCTCTTTTTTAAAATTAGCTAGTGTTCTTTCGTCTTCTGTTTGGCAAAGTAAATAATCTAAACTCACATTAAAATAAATAGACATTCTAATTAAATTTTCTATTGTAGGTTGCCTGGAACCACGCTCATAAGAACCAACGGAGGATGGTGCTACTTCTAATAGGTGGGCTAATTCATCTTGGGTCCAGTGTTTTCTTTTTCTAAGTTCTTTGATTCTCTCCCCGATCTGCTTCATGAGTTCTTCCATGTTTAATTGTAAGATATCCATTTTGCTCTCCTTTTCACTTTTTGTGCAGTGTCAATAAAATATTATACCATTAAACGGCTTAATATAGCCACTTAAAGTAGGGTTTTAGGGGATAGAGGGATATAGCCGAAAAAAATATCACTTTCAGTCAAATGTTTATATCCAAAAGTATTGATTTTTCTCACTTAAAGTATTATAATAATAAGTGTTGTAGGGTTATCATACTGTGAGTGAGGTGAAAGAGTACAATGACAGCAAAGAGGGATGTGCCTGAATGGGCATTGGAGTTTAGAGCACACTGTGTCAGAAAAGGGCTTGGCACGAAAGATGTTTCATCATTAATTGGCATTTCTTATGGGATGGTTAGAAATTACTTTAATGGCGTAAAAAGACCAAGGTTTGAAATTTGTAAAAGAATCCAGAATACTCTTGGGTTCGACATGTTGAAGGCACTATATTTACACGATAGAAAAGTGATTGAGGGTGGGGAAGATGGAACAAATGAGAGTGAAATTTAATGGGAAACCAAATGAACAGCGAATTCGCTTGGTGGCGAAGCAACTATTAAGAGAAATCATGGACCAAAAAATGAAGGAGGAAAACCATGAGTAATTTATATGAATTAACTGGAGATGTATTGGAGCTTCAAGAAATGTTGGAGAATGACCCGGAGAATCAAGCGATCCAAGATACGTTAGAGGCGTTGACTGGAGAACTTGAATTAAAGGCCACTGCTTATTGCAAGGTTATTAAGAATATGGAGGGCAATTTAGAGAGTTTTAAAAATGAGATTGATAGATTGTCTAAGAAAAAGAAAAACCTTGAGCATAGCATTTTAAGGCTGAAACAGGCGTTATTTAATGCGATGCAGGTTACTGGTACGGATAAGATTAAAGGGGAGCTATTCACGCTTAGAATCCAAAATAATGCCCCTAAATTGCCGAGTAATTTAGATATCAATATGGTACCAATCGATTATCTGATTGAACGTGAATATGATATTGATAAACGAAAATTGTTGGCTGCCATTAAAAATGGTGAAGTGGATGGCATTGAGTTAGAAGTAAATCAATCTTTGAGGATTAGCTAAAGGGAGGATAAAGGGAATGGCAGAGCAGAAACTAAACTTATTTCAGAAATTACAAAAAGCTAGGGTAGAACTTCAGGAGATGAACTTGAAGAAGTCTGGGCAGAATAAATTCGCTGGATTTTCTTACTACGAATTAAGTGACTTTTTACCTGCAATTAATATCATTTGCAATAATGTTGGCTTGTTCACAGCAATTAGTTTTGAAATGGACTATGCGATCTTGCGAATTTATGATTGCGAGGATATGGAGAGATTCATTGAGTTTAAGTCTCCGATGAAAGAAATCCAACAAAAAGGCTGTAACGATATCCAGTCACTGGGGAGTGTGGAAACGTACAGCCGCCGATATTTATACCTAACAGCTTTCGAAATAGTAGAGAACGATTTCTCAGATGCTGTATTAGGTAGCGATGATAAAAGAAAAATTTTGTCTAATAATATCACAAAAGGAACAAAAAGTCAAATTAGTATATTAGCGAAGCAATACGCTGAATTGGCAGATAAGAGCATTGATGATGTGATGGATGTATTAAGTGAGAAATATAAGTTTGCTACGCTGGACACGTTGAACGATGAGACTGGACAGGCGATGTGTAAGCAACTGAATAACTGGATTGTATTGCAGAAGAAGAAAAATAAAGAGAAAGAAAACGCTACTGCGTAATGGGGGGGCGTTTTCTAATGAATGACTTAAAAGAGATGTTATTGGCAGACTTAGAACGGTTAGTTGAGTTAGTTTCGATGATTAATTCATATAATGGCAGCTTAGAAAATTTAGAGTTGTACGATGTGGATATGTTCGATGAATTGATGGGCGAATATGTACGAAGTGAAGGTGCGTGGCAATTAGCCTGCAGAGTAGCTTTTGGAAAGTTTAATCCAAGTCCTTTGTGTGATTATTTCGGATTTGACGGATATGGAAATTTGGTTAGTTATAGCAGATACGAGTACGAAAGAATGTTAAAAGATTCAATTGATGAAATAGTTGAGGCAACTGAAGATGTACCACTTCAATACTTACCAGAGTGGATGAAAGAATACGAAGCTGAAAGGAGTGTTTGCTTTGAATAAAGTGATACTTACAGGGAGATTGACTAGAACACCAGAAATGAGACGTACCGATAGTGGGATGGCCGTAGGCCGTTTCACTATTGCGAATAACAAAGGGTATGGAGAAAAACAAAAGACGACCTTTGTAAACATCGTGACATTCGCAAAAACAGCCGAAAATTGCGATAGATTTCTTGTGAAGGGTAGTAAGGTGGCTATCGTGGGAGAACTCGAAATACGGCAATATACGGACAATGAGGGGCATACGAGATATATGACCGAAGTAATTGCGAACGAAGTAGAGTTTTTGTCGGAGAAAGGACAGGCGAATGGATCCGACGGGTTCGATGAACCGACTGAAATTGAAATAGAAGATAATGAATTACCTTTCTAAAAACTGAAGAATCAAGGTGTCGAACCTTGGTTCTCATTTTTTTATAGGAGAGCGACATTCGGACAAAAAATATGCGTATCTTTGCTTATATTTGAAAAGGGGTAACGAGCGATGGCGGTTGTAAGGATTAATAAGACACAAAACTACACGGTTATGAGCAACTATCATTTTCGAGAAAAAGAGATGAGCTTAAAAGCGAAAGGGCTATTGTCATTGATGTTGTCGTTGCCAGATAGCTGGGATTATTCCATAGCTGGATTGGTTGCTATCTGTAAAGAGAATGAAACCGCAGTGAAAAGTACACTGAAAGAATTGCAGACGTTTGGGTATTTAAAAATATCAAAATTAATGCCGGATAAGGACAAGAACCGGGCAAGAATCCAGTATATATATGATATTTTTGAGCACCCACAAGAGGGTAAAAAACAAGAGGTAGAAAACCTACCCCTAGAAAATCTACCTGTAGAAAATCCCATGCAATTAAATACTAAAGAAGTAAATACTAAAGAATCAAATACTAACAATAAAAAAGAAAGTAAGAAAGAAAAGAAGCTAACCTTTGATTCTCTTATTGATTCCTATACTGAGAATGAAGAATTAAGAATGGAATTAAAAGAGCATTTGAAAACACGTAAAGCAAAAAAAGCCGCAATGACAAACAGATCCATCGAATTAAGCCTTAAAAAGCTAGATAAGATTGGCAGGAATGATGAGGAAAAAATTCAGATTGTACAGAATTCAATTATGAATGGGTGGATAGCCTTTTTCCCACTAAAAGAAAATAACCAGTTTAGGCAAGTACAACCACAACAGAAAGACAATACACCGAAGAATTGGTGGGAGGAAACTATATGAGAAGTGCTGGGAAAGATATTCAAGACTTGTTATCGATTATGAGACAAAGATTTAATCTTCCTGAAATAGAACCTGAGAACCTGACCAGGGAAGAATATGAACAGAAACAGGTTGACTTCTACAATAAGTCAGAAGGGAATCTGGCGGATATTGATGGCTATAATTGCACTTTGTGTCACAATAAGGGCGACATTCAGTATGTTAAAGATGGATATACATACACAAAGCCATGTTCTTGTATGGAGACGAGAAAGGCCATATCCAATATGAAAAAGAGTGGGCTTGAAAATATCATTCGAGATTATACGTTTGATAGATTCGAGGCGAAAGAGGATTGGCAGAAAGATATAAAAGAAAAGGCTCAGGCTTATTTAAAAGACCAGGACCACAATTGGTTTTTCATTGGAGGGAATCCTGGGGCTGGAAAGACTCATATATGCACAGCGATCTGTCGAGAGTTTTTGCTGAATGGTGAGAAAGTGAAATATATGCTCTGGAAAGAGGAATCAACCCTTTTAAAAGCCGTGGTGAATGAGCCTTTGGTTTATACCTCAAGAATTGAGAAGTTGAAGCAGACACCTGTTTTGTATATTGATGATTTTCTGAAACCTTTGAAAAGTAAAGATGGGAATATTACGCCTCCGACAACGGCTGATATTAACTTGGCTTTTGAAATATTGGATTACCGGAAGAATGCCAATTTACGAACTATTATCTCCAGTGAACGATTTATAGGAGAAATTATAGGCATTGATGAAGCTACTGGGAGCCGGATATTAGAGAAAACGAAGAGCAAGTATTTCATAAACATTAAGAGAGATAAGAGTCGAAATCATAGATTGGCGAACTTTGTGTTTGATGTAGTCTAATTCGATCAGAAACGCCCCTAGAATTGATTTAATTGCAAAAATAATATAAATCTGGGGGCTTTTATTAAAACGCTTAAAAACGAAAATAAGAAGGAATTAGAGGGTTGAATATGAGAGAGGATTGTTTTGGTTATCATAAATTCCGTGATGGGATAGAAAGATGTGGCGCTTTATGGGTGAACCTTTGCGAACAAAAAGAGTGCCCGTTCTATAAAACACCAGAGGAATACGTAAAAGGATTTGAGGGGCATGCGGAATATAAAAGGATATGTCGCAAATATGGGGTTGAGCCCAAGAAATGAGATTCCCGAATAAGAATTATGCAAACCGGGGAATGGATTTAGAGCAGATCCTCACGATGGCGAATCAAGTGTATATGAAAAAAGGGATGGCTGCAGTGTTTAAGGTTCCGACCCCGACTAAGGTATTGTACAAGAATTGCAATGGCTACAGAGTGCCTATAAAGGCATTTTACGATAGCAAATCCTGGCTGGATTATGTGGGCGTAGTGGATGGAAAGGCTGTAACATTTGATGCCAAAGAAACCAAGAGCAAGACCAGTTTCCCTTTAAGTAATATTAAGCCGCATCAAGTATATGCTATGAAGTGCTGGAATCAGTGTGGAGGGGTATCGTTTATGGTGATTCACTTCAAGACACAGGATGAATACTATTTAACGCCCTCTGAGTCTATCATACATAGCTTTGAAGAATCCTTGAAAGGAGGCAGGAAAAGTATACCGCACAAACAATTCAAGACCGATGCCATACGAATACAGAGTGGGCATGGGGTCTATTTAGATTGGTGGACAGCTTATAAGACATACCGAGGTGTTTAATATGAACATGAAAATAACGTGTAAACAAGTGAGAGAGGATATTTATAACTACTACATAAACGCAGCAACGATTCAGGAATTGCTTGAGAAAAGCAATATTAATACCAAAATGTCTCAGACGTATTCCGATGTGCCAAGAGGAACGAATGATAAATCTGATTGTGTCAGCAGAGAAGTATTTAGAAGGTTGGTATTGGAGGAACGTATTAGAAGGCTGAGAGCAAGAATGGCATATATTGATGAGGCCGAGTGCGTGTTACATGATTTTGAAAGGGAAATCATTGACCAGATTAAGATGGGCTATCAGATGAGCAGAATCGCTGTTGCCCGGAATACTTCGAGGCGTCGAATAGTTTACATTAGAGACAGGGCTATCGAGAAAATGCGGAAATATGTGAATGAAAATCCTCACTTGTGCCCGTGATGATACTATGAGTGACTATTTTTGTTTATTTTTTGATTTTCTATACCTAAAGTGTTATAATTGTGCTGTCACAATTTCAAGGAGGATATAATGAAAATCATTAAAAAGAAAATAGATGATTTATTACCTGCAGTATATAATCCTAGAAAAGATTTGACACCTAACGATAAAGAGTATCAAAAAATTAAACGTTCAATAGAAGAATTCGGCTATGTAGAGCCGATTATCTATAATGTGGCCACTAACACGATTGTTGGTGGCCATCAGCGTTTAAAGGTGTTAAAAGAATTAGGATATACCGAAATTGATGTAGTAGAAATTGAAGAAACGGAGGAACGCGAGAAAGCCTTAAACATTGCGCTTAACAAGATTGAGGGCGAATGGGACATGGCTGCCTTAAAAGATTTATTACAAGACTTGGATACCGGCAATTTGGATATGGCTTTGACTGGTTTTGATGACTGGGAAATAGAACAGCTTATGACACAGTTTCATATGGAAGATGATCCATTTGAGGATGATGATTTCTCAGAAGATATGGAGAAAGCAAATACAATGGTTGTTATTGGTGAATACCGTATCAAGGTGGCAAGAGCTGTTTATGATTCCTGGCTAAACCGAATGAGGATGGATGTTGGTTTTGATAAAGAAAGCATCGAAAAAGAAATTATGGCGAGGTTGCAATTATGATTGAGATCAAGCTGGTACCGATTGATAAAGTAAATCCATCTACATATAATCCTCGTTCTGCTGATGAGCAACGTTTAAAGCAGATTGAAATGTCTTTTCGTAAATTAGGCTTTATTTTGCCGATATTTGCAGATAAAAATGGAGAGATACTTAGTGGACACCAGAGGCATTTGGTAGCCACTAGAATGGGATTAACGCACGTGCCGGTGTGCTATACGAAGCCGTTGACATTGGAACAGCGCAAAGCCTATAACATTGCTTTTAACCGAGGGACCAATGATGTAGAAAGACATGAAACAAGTTCTTCTATCAAACAAAAAATGAAACGGTGTGATTTGAAATCGTTGGCGGACAAAGTGGAGGATATCGCTGTTTCCTCTGACTCTTTTTACACTTGTTTGGGAATAAAAGAACACGCAATAAAACCGATTTTAGAGAAGAATATTAACAAACTGTCTAATTACTGCACGAACATGGCGAAGATGCTAAAGGGCTGTGGTGCATTCATGCCGATTGTGATAGATGAGGATTTGAATGTAATAAATGGTATCGGTAGATTACAGATGTTTGCGGAGATGAAGAAAAGCAAAGTGGATGTGGTAATAGTACCTAATCACAAAGCAGATTTAGCTTACTATCTCTTAAACTATCTCACAATGGATTTTGATATTCATACTCGCTATAGGGATTTATTACGTTATAACAGTTTTCGGAGAGCGATGACAAAGAGACCAGGGATAGGTAGAGGATTTATTGCAGGATTGTGGCCGAGTAAGACAAAGGTGCAGACGTTTACACCTAAAGAGAAACAGCAGTGGATAGCTAAATATGGAACGAATGTTGTGGATTTTGGGGCTGGTCATTTAACCGACACGATGAAGCTACGTGATATGGGGATTAATTGCACGCCATTTGAGCCATATTTCTTGCAGGGAACTGAAATTGATAAAGAAGCTAGTTTGAAGATTGTGAATGACTTTCTGGATATGGTGGAAACAGGCCGACACATTGATACGGTGTTTATTTCTTCTGTGTTTAATTCCGTGCCGTTTAAAGAGGATAGAGAGAAAATTGCTGTTATAACGTCTGCGTTATGTGATAGCAAGACGAAAGTAATTTGCTGGGCAATGAATCGAAAAGGTGCAAACTGGCAAATGATCCAAAAAGACCATGTGAATGAAAAGTCATCTATAAAGCAATTCCCTTTAGAGTATGAAAGTGGAACCATAGTAGGAAACTTATCTAGTAAACCCAAAGTGCAAAAATTCCATACGAAAGAGGAATTAGTGGAGATATTTAGGAAAGCTTTTTATTTTGTGAACGCAAAAAATGTAGGCAATAACGTTTATTTGGAAGCTACTAATCCTATTTTGGATGTAGATAAATTACGGGAAGCGTTAGAGTTTGAATTTGAACTACCTTATCCAGATGGTAGCAAGATGGGCTTATCAAAAAGAGCGAAGGAAGTTTTCGGAAAAAAATTGAATATATTTCTATAAGTGAAAAATAATTCATGCTCGATATGTTATAATAAAAAGGGTGATAAAATGATTTATTTATTAGACTTAAATTATACATTGGTGGGCAATTCGGAGAATAAAGAAAAGCCTTTTTATAAACAAATAATAAATGAAACATATAGAAGCGATCTAATTGAAAAGATTAAAAACGATACGGTTTTATTAGTAACAGCAAGACCTAAATATTATAAAAACCACACTTTGAAAAGTATTGAGGAAAAAACAGATTTACAATTTGCTGATGTGTATTTCAACGAAGGGTTCCCACCTCCGCAATGGAAAGAGAAAGCTTTATTGAATTATATTTTTCCAACGTATGGAGAGGATACCAGTCAATATATAGCCATAGAAAGCAATCCAAAGACAAAGGCTATGTATAACAAGCATGGCATTAAAAGTGTGACATACAAAGAATTCATGGAGGAAACGAAATGAAGGATGAAGTCATTCAAGAAGGAAGATGGACATTTGATGAAGAAGTAACAAGTGTATTTGATAATATGCTGGAAAGAAGTATTCCAGATTATAAAAATATGCGTGGTTTAATTTCAGAAATAGGTTCTCGGTATGTGAAACCGAACACGGATATTATAGACATTGGCTGTAGTAATGGGCTGTCTGTTCAGCCATTTGTTAATCGATTTAAAGATAATAATACATATACATTGATTGACATTAGTAAGCCTATGTTAAATGCTTGTAAAAAGCGATATAAGACGTTGATTGAGCAAGAGGTAGTAAATGTATGTGATATGGATTTGCGCACGGATTTCACTGAAAAAAAGGCAAGTGTGGTGTTATCAATCCTTACTTTGCAGTTTACACCGATTGAATATAGACAAAAAATATTAAATAACATTTATGCTTCACTCGAAAAGGGTGGAGCTTTTATTTTGGTCGAAAAAGTCTTGGGGAATACATATGAGATTGATAACGTTCTGGTTGATGAGTATTACAAAATGAAAAAAGAACATTCATATACGCAGGAGCAGATCCAAGCGAAAAGAAAAAGTTTAGAAGGCGTATTGGTTCCAGTGACAGCAAAATGGAATGAAGATTTATTGCGAAATACTGGTTTTACGAAGGTAGATTGTTTCTGGCGATTTTTAAATTTTGCAGGCTGGATTGCGATTAAATAAAAGGCGGAGAAAATAAGTGTGGAAGTTGCTTAAAGAGAGTAGAAAATATTTGACTCAACAACAATATAAAACCATTAAAGGGCAAATCATAGCTGGCGATGTAGATGGCGCTAGAACGGGTTTGCGGAGATTGTTAAGAAAATAGAGGGGTAAACGATGGGAGAGAATCATGTAACGGTCATTTACAAAGGGGTAAATGAACTAATTCCGTATGTAAACAATCCGAGGAATAATGAGGCAGCCGTTGATAAAGTGGCTTCGAGCATTAAGGAATTTGGCTTTAAAGTGCCAATTATTGTGGATAGCCAGAACGTCATTATCGCCGGGCATACGAGGTATAAGGCAAGCAAGAAGTTAGGTCTTACTGAAGTGCCTTGTATTGTGTCTGACGACTTAACGGAGGCTCAGGTTAAGGCTTTTCGGATTGCTGATAATAAAGTATCTGAACTGGCGACATGGGATGAAGAATTATTGTCGCTGGAATTGGAGCAATTAGCCGAAATGGGATACGATTTGGAACTCACTGGAGTTGAAATGGATGAATTAGGTGAGTTATTGGGCGATGAGGATGAGCAAGAAGATGAAAAGTACACCTCTAAAATTGATGTGCCGCAATATGAAATTACAGGTGAGTGTCCTGGGCTGGATGAATTAGTGGATAGTGAGAAAACAGATAGATTGATTGAGGCTATTCAAACATCAAATGTATCTGAACTGGATAAGGCTTTTTTGATAAAGGCCGCAATGAGGCATTATGTATTTGATTATGCGAAAATCGCTGAGTATTATGCTCATGCTGATGAAGAAATGCAGATGTTAATGGAAGATTCGGCTTTAGTGATTATTGATTATGCAGATGCGATCCGCAACGGCTATTCCAATTTGTATGTGGATATTTCAGAGATGTGTGAGGAAGATAGCCATGCGGAATGATTTTGCAGTATTTATATTGAGTCATGGGAGAGCCGACAAGATAAAAACATTGCACAGTTTAGAGAAAGGCCATTATGCAGGGAAAATATATATCGTCATAGATAATGAGGATGAGACTGCGGAAGAGTATTATCGGCTGTATGGTGACCGAGTTATTATGTTTGATAAGTTGGAGATGGCCAAAAGATTTGATACTGGTGACAATTTCGATGAGAGAAGGACCATTGTATATGCGAGAAATGCCTGCTTTGATATTGCTGAAAAGTTAGGTTTAAAATACTTTCTTGAATTAGACGATGATTATACGGATTTTATGTTCCGAAAAATCAAAGGGAATAAGCTGATTGGCATTGAGTGTAGACAATTAGAAAGGCTATTTGAAAGGATGATAGATTTTCTGGAAGAATCAAAGGCGCTTACGGTGGCATTTGCACAGGGTGGAGATTTTATAGGCGGTGCAGATTCAAAGACATTTCAGAAAAAGCTATTGAGAAAGGCGATGAATACATTCTTTTGCAAGACTGAGAATCGCTTTGATTTCCTGGGCAGGATTAATGAGGATGTGAATACGTATACTTCGTTAGGTAGCAAAGGAAAGCTGTTATTCACTGTGACAGATGCGTGTATTACACAAATGCAGACGCAGAAAACGGGTGGAGGTATGACGGATGTATATTTGGATAGTGGAACGTACTTGAAATCTTTTTATTCGGTTATGTATTCGCCATCATGCGTGAAGATTGGTGTAATGGGTGGAAATTCGATGAGGATCCATCATCATGTTTATTGGAATAATTGCACACCTAAGATATTGAATGAACGATGGAAAAAATAAATGGGGAGGTGTAAGGATGACTAAGAAAGCCATAGGCCGACCTACGAAGTACAGCAAGGACATTCATGATGATTTGGTTTATAAATTGGTGAGGGATAATAAGTCGAATGATGAAATTGCTGATTTGTTAGGGATTGGTGCGAGAACTTTCTATGATTGGTTAGACCGTTATCCTTCTTTTTCGCAGTCCTATAAAAAAGGGCTGGAAGCTAAATTAGATAAAGTAGAACTGAATTTGTACCAACGAGCCTCTGGAATGACCTATAAAGAAACGACTAAAACAGTGGTCAAAGGAAAAAAAGGGGAAGATGTAGGAAAAGCCGAGGTAAGAGAGGTAACGAAGTTTATACCGCCAGATGTGGCAGCTATGTGTTTTATTCTAAAGACACAGAGACGAGAGAAATGGGCTGAACGTCAAGAGGTGGATATTAACGATGGAAGTCTGACCATTAATGTGGCTCCAGCAATTTCGACAAAAACAGATTAAAAATTTTGTCGAGGGTGCGAATAGACGTTCGTATTACAAAATAGTACAATGTAATACAGAACAAAAAATTCTGTACTACAAAATATTACAATGTAATACAAAGGGGAAACACTATGAAAAACATTTTAGGGTTGGACAATGGGTATAACTTCACGAAAACAAGTAAGGGCATTGTATTCTGTTCTGCTATACGAAAAGGGCAGGAGTTTATCAATGATTCTCACCAGATTGAAATTAATGGGGAGCATTATATCGTTGGGGAGAAGATTGGCAGTTATATTGCTGATTCTGATAAGCTGAAAACTCCGCAGTCCAGGGAGATTGTAAAAGTATGTAGTCAAACGGCTATTGGTTTAAGCTATCCGCATGATGAATTCATTGAATTGGATTTGGTCGTGGGGTGTCCGATTGCTTATTTTTCACAGCAAAAGGATGAAATGAAAAAGCTCATGCAAGAATTGAGTGGCGAAATATACATAAAAGAGATTGGCAAGAAACAGACGATTACGATCCATGAGGTATTGGTATATCCGCAGGGAATTGGAGTAGTCTTTAAGCATTCCAGTGAATTAGCCAAAGAGACAAGCCTTGTGATTGATATTGGCGGTGGTACGTGGGATGTGGCACAGTTTGATGGGTTGAAATTAACCCAGAAAGCTACATATCAAGAGGGAATGTTAATCCTGTATGAGAAGATAGCCCAATACTTAAACGCTACGCATTACACTGAATACGAGGCAAGTGAGATATATTCATTGCTTGATAAAGGATACTTTACTGTGTATGGCGATAAAAAGAGCATGGATGAGGTAAAGCCGATTATTGAACAGCATATTAATGACATTATGACGAAGATTAAACGCTCTTTTGCGGTTACTTCTATGGCCAATGTCTTTTTGATTGGTGGCGGTGCAGATTCGATGGCTGGGTACATTAAACAGCATATTCCGAATGTTATTGTAGAGAAGAATAATCAATTTACGAATGCTGAATGCTTTGAATATATGGGTTCTTTGAAATTACGAGGTTAATGGATATGAGAAAAGTGTATTCCATTTCTTTGAAGGATGAAGGAGTCATTAATTATTTGGAGAAGATACCGAATAAATCGCTGTATATCAAAGAATTGATCCAACGGGATATGAAGAAAAAACCGTTTACCAAAGACCAAGTAGCCTGTATTCGGAAGATAATTGATGAAAAATTAAAGGGTCATATTATCATTGATGAAAATGATATGCAGAGGAAAGAAGCTGTTAAGGCTCTTGATGAATTATTAAATGACTTTTAAGACTGCCTATACGTTGAGATTTTGAACGAGGGGTATTTTTATGGATTTAATAACCGAACTTCTAAGGCAACATGATTTAAGCATAGAAAGGGCTAAAGAGCTTCAATTAGAAGATTATCCCAAAGAAATAAAGTACTTTTGTTCTATACAAGATTCGGCAGAGTATCGTAAACAAAATAGAGAAAGAATAGCTGAATACGATAGACAGTATCGAGAATTGAATAAAGAAAAACTAACTGAATATCGTAAACAGTACTATAAAGCCAATAAAGAGAAACGAGCTGAATACAATAAACAGTATCATGAATTGAATAAAGAAAAACTAGCTGAATACAATAAACAGTACTATGAAGCCAATAAAGAGAAAATAGCTGAATATCGTAAGTTGAATAAAGAGAAAATAGCTGAACGCCAAAAAAAGCACCGTGAAGCCAATAAAGAGAAGATAGCTGAACGCCAAAAAAAATACTGTGAAGCCAATAAAGAGAAGATAGCTGAATACCAAAAACAGTATCGAGAAGCAAATAAAGAGAAAATAAAACAATACTATGAAGCCAATAAAGAGAAGTTAGCTGAAAAGCAAAAACAATATCGTGAAGTGAATAAAGAGAAACGAGCTGAATACCAAAAACAATACTATGAAGCGAATAAAGAGAAGTTAGCTGAACGCCGAAAAATGAAGAAAAACGCATTAAAGACCGCTAATTAGTGGTCTTTTTTCTGTGTTAAGGAGTGATGCCTATGAATGTAAATGTGGCTATAAACCCGGTGTATTATCCGTATTTGAAGGATGAACGTAGGTTGCAAATATTTTATGGTGGGAGTTCCTCTGGGAAGTCCTTTTTTTTGTGCCAAAGAATCATTTTGGATTTATTAGAGGGTAAACGGAACTACCTAGTTATCCGTAATGTTATGGCTACCATACGTTTGTCCACGTTTAATGAGTTGACAAAGGCTATTTTGGCAATGGATGTACAGAAGTATTTCAATGTTAATATGACAAACCTTACTATCACTTGCTTGCTTAATAATAAACAAATTATGTTTTATGGCTGTGACCAAATCGAAAAGGTTAAGTCCATCACACCAAAAGATGGTGTATTGACAGACATCTTCATTGAGGAAGCCACAGAGATTGATTACAACTCCTATAAACAGCTCAGAAAACGTCTGAGGGGGCGTTCTGATGTGCCTAAAAGGGTTACGATGGCTTTTAACCCTATCTTAAAAACACACTGGATTTACGAGGAATTCTTTGAAAAGGTCTGGAGGGACGATGAGACAAGGTTTGAAGATGACCATATGCTCATTGTCAAAACGACCTACAAAGATAATCTGTTTCTGGAAGAAGATGATATAGCTGAGTTAGAAAACGAAACTGATCCATACTTCTATGACGTGTACACATTAGGAAACTTTGGGATTTTGGGGAATGTTGTATTCAAGAACTGGGAAGTGCGAGATTGCAGTGAAATCAAGAGGATGGCTGATAAACGATATTACGGACTGGACTTCGGTTTCAGTAATGACGCTACTGCATGGATTGAAATGTATTATGACAAAAGCAAAAAAGAGTTGTACATACTGGACGAAATCTATATGACCCATCTGACGAATGACGAGTTGGCCAGAAAGTTAATCGAGGATAAACAAGTAGGAAATAGCACGATTATAGCCGATTGTGCGAACCCGGATAGAATATATGAATTATGCCGCAAAGGGCTTGTATGTGTTCCTGCTGTAAAGGGGAAAGGCTCGATTGAATATGGGATTGACTGGTTACTTAGACAGAAAATTATTATTGATATGTCTTGCCAGAATACAAAGAATGAGTTCCAATCATACAAATGGCGTGAGGACAAGTTTGGCAACCCACTTAGGGAACCAGTAGACGAAAACAACCATGCAATCGATGCGATCCGTTACGGTATAAATGATTTGTCCAGGGATTTGAGGGTAAAGGCTGGAAAGCGCTTTTAGTTTTACTATTAGTAACATTTTATCAAAAACAACACTTTAAGTTTGAATTATTATGCCTTTTTAGTTATAATTAAAAGGTAGTAAGAAAACAACATAAAGGGGTTAGGTGATAGCTATGACATATGGATATAGTGCAGATATTTTGGAAGATTTAGAAATGACATATATGGATGAATATGAGTTTATGGAGACTGTTATGGAAGAAATGGAGAGAGTCCCATTCATAACCCATGATGAATATGCAAAAGGCATTGAGGCGATAACATTTGCTGAAAGAAAGGCTTTGTTGCTGGACTTAATAGAAAACTGGGGAACGATTTATTATGGGAAGGCTGAGGGATATGACGTATTAGAACGGATTGTTGAAAAACATCAGTGCAGGGATACGGATGAAATCTATTCGATTCTAGGAACAATTGAAATGCTATTTACAATTTAACAAATGAAAGGCTGCCTTTTAGGTAGTCTTTTTTATTTTAATTTTGGAGGTTACACATGGTTAGGGAGTACAGAAAAATAACGGATGATATCATGAAAAATTACAGGGCTGAATTGAGGGCTTTGGATGAGAATGGGGGTGTGCCTACCGTTGAGATTATTAAAAAGATACTCGATAAGCATTACCCGAAAAGACAGCATATGATGGGCTTGTATGACCGTTATGTATGCCATAATGATGGAGTGCCCATCTTCAACAGGGAATTTGAGGACTCATCTGCAATCAACAATAAAATCAATAATGATTATTTCTCTGAATTAATCAATACAAAGGTGGGCTACTTTGCTGGTGCACCTTTTTCTTATGCCTATTCCCAGGTAGCAGAAGAGGAAGAAGAAAAGGAAAATAAGGGCGGCATCTTAGCTTCTGTAAAAAGCTTGTTCAGTAAAGAAAATACCGTACCACAGACAGAGACGGACATTGAAGCCAATCAAAAGGTCATTGAACGCTTTACGATTCGCAATAATATCGCTGATAAGGATTTGGAGATTACCAAACTGGCTGAAATATGCGGATACGCTGGGCGGTTGATGTACATTGATACGAATGGAGAAGAATGCATCAAGGTAATTGATCCGTGGGAATGTGTCATATTGGCAAGGGATGAGATTACAGAGCCATCCTATGGTATTTGGTATTACACCGAGGAATTCATCATAGATGGCATGAGCAAGGAAGTCCGCACCATTGAATTTTATAATGCGACTGACTGCTATATCTTTGAGGATGGCTTAGAGGGATGGGTTTTAAGAGACCAGTTTAAGCACATGTTTGACTTATGCCCACTACAGGGAATCCCGAATAACCGAGAATTATTAGGCGGTGCTGAAAAGGTTCTGTCTTTGATTGATGGAATTGATCGAACAGTTTCTGATTGTAATAGTGAGGTAGAAGCATTTAAGCTGGCGTATTTGCTTGTATATGGGGTGCAGATTGACGACAAAACCTTACAGGAGGCTAAACGTACTGGGTGCTTTAATATCCCTCCTATGGGTGCTTCTGAGTCGAAAATCGAGTATCTGACAAAGCAAATTAATGACACGTTTGTAGAGAATCACTTGAATAGGATTGAGAAAAACATCTACAAGTTTGGACAGACACCGAATTTTAGTGATGAGGCTTTTGCAAGTACGACCAGTGGTGTGGCTATGAAAGTTCGGTTATTCCCACTAGAAACACGATGTGCGATGTTTGAACGAAAATTGCACGCAGCCAATATTCATATGTTCAAGGTATTGTCTACTGCCTGGGAGAAGAAACAGATAATTATTGACCCTCTGGAAGTCATTATCGAATACAAGCGAACATTCCCTCTCGACTTGCAGTATGAGGCTCAGGTTTTAGCTTCGTTGAAAGGCAATATTTCTGACCAGACTGCTCTTGGGTTGATGAGCTTCATTGATAATCCTGAATACGAACTGGAATTGATGGAGAAAGAGAAAGACAGCATTGAGCCGATAGAGCTAGGGTTTGAAGAAGAACCGACCGAAGAAGAGAACGATATCGTGAGTGGCAACAGTGATCCAACGGACTTATTTGGTAAGCCAGAGGAAGAGAAAGGCATGTAACATGGGGTTGGGAGAAGAACAATTTAAATATGTGGCACTTGCTCAAAAGCAGAGCCTTCCTTTGGAACAGAAAATTATTCTTACGCAACAGAGATTAAAAGAATGGTATGACCATTGGAATGGCATGGTGTATCTCAGTTTTAGTGGTGGTAAAGACAGCACCGTATTGAAACATATCATAGAAAATACAAGTGGTTTGACGGATGTTCCAAGTGTGTTTATAGATACTGGTTTGGAATATCCCGAATTGCGTAAATTTGCGATGGAGAGCAAGAATGTAACGGTTTTAAAACCTGAAATGACATTTAGAGAAGTGCTTAAAAAATATGGGTATCCATTGGTTAGTAAAAAGGTGGCGAATACGGTACAGGGTGCGAAAGAAGGTAATGTCCGGTGGCAGATGCTCCATAATGAGTTCGTTAATAAATCAAATGGAAAGTTATCTATGTTTAATTGTCCTAAATGGAAAAGCCTTTTAGATGCACCGTTTAAGGTGTCTGATAAATGCTGTCAGGTAATGAAAAAGAACCCTGCACGTAAATACGACAAAGAGACAGGACGCAAACCGATTTTAGCTATGATGGCAGAAGAGAGCCGAGAAAGAACCAAAGCCTATTTACAAACAGGGTGTAATGCCTTTGATAAAAAGAATCCGCAAAGCCAACCGATGGGATTCTGGACAGAACAAGACGTACTGCAATACCTCTACACCTACAAAGTGCCGTATGCTTCGGTATACGGTGATATTATTCAGGATGAAGAAGGTAAGTATCACACGACCGAATGCAAAAGGACTGGCTGCGTATTCTGTTTATTTGGCATAACACTTGAAAAAGAACCGAATCGGTTTCAGAGGTTAAAAGATACTCACCCTAAATTGTACGAGTATTGCATGAGGGGAACAGAGGAAGGTGGCTTGGGTATTGCAGAGGTATTGGATTACATAGGAGTTAGTTATTAGACTTCTGGAGGTGAATACATATGGCTAAAATGACTTTAGAGGGCTATTTGAGACGTTTAAATGAGGGAAGCAATAAAAGACTAAGCTTCTATGAAAGAACGCTTAAAATGGCATATACGAGCCTTTTAGGAGACATGAATAAAGTCATTTCTAATACATATGCGAAGTTGGACGACAACGATCTGATTGGCAGTTTGCAAAAATATCACCGAAAAGACAATGTAGAGAAAAACTTGACCAATCTTATCAATGAATTCAGTAAAGCAAAGTATAAGGGTATGTACAATGGGTTAAAGGACCAAATTACGTACGCATATGACTATTACCATACAGCCTTGACCGAAGTAACGGGAAAAACCTTTAAGCAAACACCATTAAAAAAAGAATGGCTTACGCAAACGATCGAAAATGAGTTGAGTGGATTGTCGTTAAAACAGACCATTCAAAGGGATAGGCAGAGTATTATCTATTCGCTAAAATCCAATTTGATACAAGGTGTGAACCGTGGAGAAAGCTATTCTCAGATGGCGAAGCGAATGAAAGATGTAGTAAATGGGGATTACCAGAAAGCTGTGAGGATAGCCAGAACGGAGACACACAGGGTTAAGGAGGCTGGTACATATGAGTCTGCTTTGAAAGGCGAAAAGGCTGGTATTAAGCAAGTTAAGACATGGAATAGTTCCAATGATGGCAGGACTCGAAAAGAGCATAGGAAATTAGATGGCAAGACAATTCCAATGGATGAGTATTTCAGAGTGGGAAAGGCCAAAGCGTTAAAGCCTGGGGATACTGGAAGGGCTGAGCATGATTGCAATTGCCGTTGCTTTTTGACGTATGAAATCGTGGATGATGTAGGGACAGCAACATCAACTAAAAAGGCAACATCTAAAACAGCGACAACTAAAAAGGCAACAACCAAAACGGCAACAGCTAAAAAGGCATCAACTAAAACAGCGACAACCAAAACGGCATCAAATAAAACTACAACAACCAAAACGGCAACAGCTAAAACTGCATCAACCAAAACGGCATCAACTAAAAAGCCGGTTAAAAAAGTACAGGAGAAAAAGTTTAAGAAAGCAGACGCTGCTGACAAATATTACAGGAAGCAATATGAAGCTATCAAAGGTAAAATTGAAATGGAAGAAGGCCGAGCCCTATCAGATTATTGTATGATGGGGTATATTGATGTTAACGAAGCGTTAAGGTCAGGTAAGGTAGGTAAGATTAGGAAAGTTTCTTCGAAAATCAAAAATATTTCTAATGCTATTAGTAAATCAAAGTTACCTGATAATGTAGTCGTACATCGTGGGTTAGGAGAGAAAGGTTTTCAAAATTGGCTAGGTATTAATCCATATAAACTAGACCCCGAAGAAATGAATAAATTGAAAAAGTCATTGGTCAATAGTGAAGTCGTAGAAAAAGGATTTATGAGTACCACCGCTTTTTCTGAAGTTAGGCCGGCGTTTAGAGGTGGGGTAGAACTAGAATTGCATCTACCAAAAGGAACAGAGGCACTGTACGTCGCTCCATATTCAACGTGGGGGAAGACTGAGGCAGAGGTGTTATTGCAAAAAAATTCAAAATTTGTTGTAGATGAAGTAATATCTAATGGCCGATCTGTTACGAAACTTATCATGCATTTAGTAAGTTAAGTATAAGGGGGGTGTAAAAATGAATGAAAGAATTGCAAGTGATGTTGAGTTCACAACAGTTGAAAATGATATTATGTGCAAAGATTGCATATATAGAGACAAACATGATTTTGGAAATTTGAAAGGTTATAAAAAAATATATTGTGATATCTACACAGAAGAAACAGAAAGAAAACCAAATGAAATTCTATGGGAAAACGCTACATGTAAACAGTATGTAAAAGGTGATTAATGCATTATCTAAAAACGGATACTTTAATTGAATAAGAGATTTGACAAAACTTGAAATTTAGCCTATACTCGAAGTAAGTTTTCACCTTTTTATCAAGGTTGATTTCTTACTACAGAGAGAAAGCTACCAGTCGGTGGCTTTTTTTCGTTATATAGGCTCACTCCAGTTATACATAAGGCATAGAGGACATCCATTTGGGTGTCCTCTTTTACTTGTGGCTAAAGGGATCTGAAACTATAACCAAAGGAGAAGAAAACATGACATTTGAACAATTGAAAAAACAACTGGAAGAAGGCAAAATTACGCAATCTGAGTTTGAAGCGAAGTGCAAAGAGTTAGGAATGGACAAGGATGGGAACAGACTTGAGCCACAACTAACAGAGGATATCAAAGCTTATATCAATACATTGGTGCAACAGGCGAGTCAATCTTCTGCTGATCGTGTGCGTACGGAGTACAGCTTGAAGTTAAAAGCGATGGAAGAAGAAAACAAACGTCTGCAAGAGGCACAAAAGAATACCATGACAGACGCAGAAAAGCAGGCTTTTGAATTTGAGCAATCCAAGAAAGAGTTTGAACAGAAACAGGCTGAATTCCTGAAAGAGAGTCGCAAATTTAAGGCTACTCAGATATTGAGCAAACATGGATTGTTGGATGATAACCTGTCTTTTCTGCCGTTTGTTACGGGCGAGACGGAAGAAGAAATGTCGAAAAATGTAGAGCTGCTGAAAGCTAGTATTGATAAGAACATTGAATCAAGGGTGCAGGAACGCTTCAAAGCAAGTGGCCGTGATTTAGGTGGTTCTGGTGATGTTGGTTCAAATGGAGATAAACAGGCTGAGTTTGGGAAGAAACTGGCGAAAGAGAGACGACAGGAAGATACCCAATCTAAGAAAGCGATGGAACATTATTTTGGTGAACAATAAGGAGGATTCAAATGAAATTTGTAAGAACCGATTATGCGAATAATATTGAGATTCTAAAATATGGCGTACAGGATTTTATCGCAAGACCGATTATGGTAAGTGCGACTGGCATTAGTGCTGATGCTGACGGTAAGAAAATTGTGAAGGCTGGAAGTATCCTAAGTACAGCCGGGGCTATTGTAAACGATGCTTCAGCAGAAGGTGTATTGCTATGGGATGTAGATGTTACCTATGGTGATGCCGCAGGCTCATTGGTGATGTTTGGTTTTATTGATAAGACGAAACTGCCTGTACAACCTGCTGAGGAAGCTATCGTAGCTTTAAAACTTATCAAATTTTGTGATTAATTGAACAAGGGAGAGTGAAAGAATATGCCAAAGATTTTTGATTTAGTTAATGCAAAAGCGATTGGAGCTTATTACAGTGAAGTGGCTTCCAATGCCATTCCATACTTGGGTACAGGCTTATTCCCATCCAAAAAACAAGCCGGACTTGATTTGTCATGGATTAAGGGTAAAGGTGGACTACCGGTTGCCTTAAAGCCATCTGCATTTGATACGAAGGCAACTCTAAGAGACCGTATCGGTATCCAAAAATTAGAGACTGAAATGCCATTCTTTAAAGAGGGTATGAAGATTAAAGAGAAGGACCGTCAAGAGCTTCTCAAACTTCAAAACGCTGGGGAGCAATACGTAAAACCTTTCGTTGATAAAATCTATGATGATATTAAACATTTGGTGGATGGTGCTACGGTACAGCCTGAGCGTATGATTATGCAACTTTTGACCAATGGCCAGATTAATATCTCTGCTAATGGTGTGGCTTACACGTATGACTATACAGATGATGATTACAAGGCAAATCACATGAAAACGCTGGCTGGAACTGACATGTGGAGTGATACAGAGAATTCTGATCCAGTGCAAGATATTAACGATGCTTGTGATTACATTGAATCTGAGACTGGAACACGTCCATCTCGTGCCATCATTTCTCTAAAAGTATGGAACTACCTAAAAAATAACCAGAAAATTAAGATTGGTATTAATGGTGCGACTGATGTGGCAAAAGCTATCACGAATACGCAATTGCAGTCTTATTTAACTGAATTCACTGGCATTTCCTTTGTTCAGTACAATAAGATGTTTAAAGACGAAACAGGAGCAACCAAACGCTTCTTTGCTGAAAATATCTGTACATTACTACCGACTGGAACTCTTGGAAATACCTATTATGGTACGACTCCAGAGGAAGCCGATTTGATGGGAACTGCTGGGGTGGATGTATCTATCGTGAATACTGGTGTGGCTATTAAAACGAAGAAAACATTTGACCCTGTGAATATTGATACAATCGTATCTGAGATTGTACTTCCATCCTTTGAGCGAATCGACGAGACATTCATCTTGACGGTTGCGAGTGCGTAATTATGCCGAAGATATTATTGAATCGAACCATACAGTATAAGCGAAAGACGTATCGACTAGGGGAGACTGTTGAAATTCCTGTTGAAGAAGTTGATAATCTCCTAAAATTTGGTAATTTGATTGAGGGAGAAAAAGAACCAACGGTTGAAGTAGAGCAACCGAAAAAGTCAATGAAACGGAATGCAAAAAAGGTGGACAAATAAGTCTGCCTTTTTTTGTGGGAGTTGATTGTATGACTTTACTGGAAGAACTAAAAATATTACTTAATATTCCGTTAGACGATACGAGCAGAGATGAAAAGCTAAAAATCCAACTGAAAATAGCTGTTGAGATAACGGCTGAATGGTTTAGGCAATATGCGTGTGAGCCATTGAAGGTGGATGAGAACGGCGAATACATGATTCCCTCTACGATCTTGATTGGTATTGCTAAATTCGTGGAGGCTAGTGATGTTCAGGCGGGAGTTAAAAGTGAATCTATAGGCGGTATGAGTGTAACGTATGGTGGGGCGAGTGGTGGCGTAAATGCTACTGGGACACCTCTTGATGAGTTTTATGCTTATTTAGAGATGTTTCGGTGTCGGCATGTACATTTTGTGCCGATGAGGAAGGGTTATTATGAAGTACACCGTTAAGGATGATAATAACATTCCTAAATTGATGAAAAGCCTGAAACAGCTAAATGGGGCGACTATTAAGGTCGGTGTACCAGATGGGCATATGGCCGATATAGCAGCTGTGCATGAATTTGGGGCAACGATTACAGCGAATAAGAAATACCTGGCTATTCCTTTGCAACGGAAATATAAAGGGCGTTCTCCTAAAGAGTTTAATGATTTATTCTTTGTTCCCTCTAAAAGTGGAGATGGGGGCACGCTTTGTAAGGCTATTGGCAAGGGGAAAAAGGCAAAGGTTGAGGCTTGCTATTGGCTGACCAAATCTGTCAAAATCCCGGAGCGTTCTTTCCTGCGTGCGTGCGTGGATGAGAAGCAAAAGGACTTTTATAAATTTGCTGAGAAACAGTTGGATAAATGGCTGCAATCAAATAGTGACCCGGAGCCTATGCTTGATGCGTTAGGATTGCAGTTTAGAGGCTATGTACAGAAGTATATAAGGGATTTATCCAGCCCACCAAATGCACCACTTACAAAGGCTGTGAAACGCTCTGGGAACCCATTGATAGACCAGGGCCACCTTGTCGGCTCCATCGAGTATGAAATTAAGTGAGGTGTAGCGTATGAGGACATTTACTTTCCCGAAGTGGCTTATTTCCAAATACAGCACATCATTTACATGGCTTACGAAGTCGGAGGGCTATTTTGATACGGAGACTGGTAAATGGCATGAAGGGATAGCAATGGAACAGGAAGTAAAAGGGGTCGTGATTCCATACCAAATCACCACACAGTATCAAAGTGGCGGTACATTTTTGGAGAGTGATAGGCAGATATATTCCCTTGTAAAAATGCCGAATAAGGCACAGATTCGATATCAAGGGAAACTGTATACCATCACAGACGTGACCCAGTATCCTGAGTATGCCCAGTGTTATATTTATACTGCGAGAGAGGTGAGTGCATTTGATGACGCATGAAAATGTACGGAATGCTCTCGTGAAAGGATTATATGACTATATGGGAACGCTGGTGATCCAGTCGTCTACGATTGGAGATATGCCTGCCTATCCTTTTATCACCTATACTGTGACCAGTCCGTATTTGAGGCTGGGCACGGATGAAGAATATACGGAACAAATAGAGGGCACGTCCCAAAACCGGAACGTTCTGCATTATGAGCGTGTCTTTAGTTTTACCATTGCTTCTAAAGATGAGGATGAGGCGATGGATTTGTGCATGAAGGCGATTCGGTATTTTCGAAATGATGGGGTGCTGGAGCTAAAGGACAAGAACATTGTGATTGTGGAAATTGCTAATGTGACGGCTAGGGATAACTTTATCACCATTGATTATGACCGCCGATATGGGTTCGATGTGCGTATTCGTTTAGCAGATGAAGAAGTAAGAAAAACTGACGGAACAATTGAAACGATAAATCTATAAAGGAGTGGATGGGATGGCTAATTTACTCGATGTAATTGTTAATATTGAACTGAAAAAAGTTGCTGGCACTGTTAGCTTAGGAAAACCTCTTATTATTTCAGAGATTGCCGGCGGTAGAGATTACCAAGAGTTTGGTAGCTTGGAAGAAGTCAAGGAAGTATATACTGGTACAAATGAAGCTGAAAACAAAATCGTTGCTATGGCCGAGATGCTATTTATGCAAGAGCATAAGCCAGCGAAAGTGGCTATTGCTTGTACGGCTCCAGCAGAAGAAGGAGCTAGTACACCGGCATTGGTCGATTTATTAAACAGTGTGTATGACAGAGATTGGTACTATTTATTGTGTTTAGATAATACACAAGATACTATTCTGGCGTTGGCTGATATTGTGGAAGCCAATAAACGTAAACTATTTGTAACACGTACAAGTACAGATACAGTCCTTGAAGCTGTAAATGCAAAAGATTATTCGAGAACCGTTGTATTCTTCCATGAACCAGTTGGTGAATATGCGGATGCTGGATTGGTTGGTGAATGTGGTTCAAGGACTGTTGGTGAAATTACGTGGAAATTTAAAACAATTAGAGGGCTAACACCTGCCGAGTATACGCAAACTAAAATAGACAATATCCATGGAAATGGGGGTATTTGCTATATAACCAAAGCTGGTGACAAAATTACCAGCGAGGGAATAGTTGTTAACGGTGAATATATAGACGTAGTTAATGCTATGGACTGGATTCAATTTAATGTGGAGTACAGGGTACAAAAACTATTCAATTCTAACCCGAAAATCCCATACACAAACAACGGAATTTCCTTGATTGAGAATGAGGTTCTAGGGGTTCTTCAAGCAGCTTATAATAATGGCATCATTTCTGAGAATGATGATAATATGCCGGAATATTCTACAGACTTTCCTGGTAGAAGTGAGACTCAAGTAGAAGATAGACAGAAACGTGAATATAACTTGGGTTCTTTCGAAGCTACATTAAGTGGAGCCGTGCACTTTGCGGTAATTCGTGGTTATTTGAGCTATTAAGGAGGTTTGAGTGATGGTTACAAGTTATGATGCAAAAGACGTATCTGTTATTGTGGGCGGTGTGTACTTGACTGGATTTGCAGAAGGTACATTCGTGTCTTATGAAAAGACGGAGGACAATTATGCTATATCTGTGGGGGCGCAAGGAGATCCAGCCAGGGCGAAGGTAAATAACCCTCTGGGTACGATTACTGTTACTTTGCAACAAACGAGTCCACAGGTTTCATACTTAAATAAACTGGCTCGAAGTGGGAAAATTTTTGAAGCTAGGGTAATGCATAAAGGAACAGGGACAGAAAAAGTCGGTGGAACACAATGCTTCATTTTGAAAGAGGCAGCCGGTGAATTTTCGAACGAAATCAGTAGCCGTGAATTTACCATTCAAATAATGGATTATAGCGTGGAGTAACAAGTAAAAAGGAGGTAGGTGTAAAAACCTATCTCTTTTTCGTTATACGGCGTTTTTCTTGTTATTTGATTAATTCCATTAGATAGCGAATAAAATCAAAATTTGACACTATTCTGAGCGAATTAGAGGTGTTATATGGCGAATAAAAAAGCTGAAACCCAAAAACTATTAAAAGATATGGAGGCACGCAATCAAATGGCACAAGATACAAAGTTTTATCAGTACAAAGAAGTAATCAATGACAAGGAGTATGTATTCCAATACTGTGGCAAACGCAGATCGCTTCAGGTTATTGATGAGAGTTCTGACGAGAAAGGGAACATTCTGAAAGAAAAGTTGCTTGATAATGTATTGAAAACCATTGTGGTCAATCCTTCGGTTAACTTGGATTCCTTTGATGATGAAGAATATATGGATGATTATGACCGAGTTACGGAGGTAGCCAATATTATCTTTGGTGGGAAATTTCGTAACAACGAAAACCTTAAATACTGATAAGAGTTATTACAAACAGAAAGCAAAGAGAAATTGGGATAGATGGCGATTGGTCTTTTGTGATTATGCTTCTTTCTCTTATACGGAAGTCTTTTGTCAGATGACGGATGATGAAGTAATGGAGGCAAACGGGGCATTGGACATTGTAGACCAACAAGTCAGGAGACAATTGAAGACAAAGAAATAATGAGGAAAGGAGGATGAGATATGGCACTTAGAACCATGAGTGTGGATATCGACTTTGGGGTTGACCTTTCCGAGATTAACAAACTAGATAGCAGTGTGGATGATGTTGTCAAATCCGTTACTGGTGGAATGAGCAAGGCTGAAAAGAGTGTAGATGGATTAGGCAGTGAGTTTAAAGATTTAGGTGGAGATGCGGCAAAGAGTGCTTCTAAGGTAAGTGGAAGCCTTGATGATATTGGCAAAGGAGCTAAAGATGCTGAAAGTAAAGTAAGTGGTTTAGCTGACAAATTAAGTAGTGGATTGAATAAAGGCTTGGCTGTTGGTGGAACAGCACTAGCAGGACTGGCAACTGGATTTTTAGCAACTGCTGAAACGTCTCAAGAGTTCATTGAGGATATGGGCAAGTTAGAAACTGCTTTTACCACAAGTGGGCATAGTGCTGAGGCTGGGAAAAAAACCTATCAAGAATTAGTCGGTATATTGGGTGAAACCGACCAAGCTGTTGAAGCGTCAAACCATCTAGCCAAACTGACAGACAATGAAAAGGATTTACAGGCTTGGACTGAAATCTGTACAGGTGTGTATGCCACATTTGGTGATTCATTGCCGATTGAGGGATTGACCGAAGCCGCCAACGAAACGGCTAAAGTAGGGCAAGTAGTTGGGCCGTTAGCCGATGCTTTGAACTGGGCTGGAATAAGTGAAGATGAGTTCAACAAAAAATTAGAGGCTTGTAACTCTGAACAGGAACGTGCCCAATTAATTACAAGTACATTAAATGGCTTGTATGATGAATCCTCTGATAAATACAAAGAGATAAATGGTGATTTGATAGAATCCAGGCAGGCACAGAGTAATTTTAGTGCGGCTATGGCTGAAATAGGAAAAATAGCGATGCCTATTATGACCACCCTGAAAAATGCGGTGGCTGATTTTGTTACTAAAAATAAACCCATGTTAGAGGATTTTGGAGATAAAATTGGCAGTATGGTTGAGGGAATTGGTGAAACGATAGGCAAAATTATCACGTTTGTCTCTGATAATTTAAATACTATTCTACCTATCCTGGCTACGGTGGTCGGCACAATCGTAGCTTTAAAGATTGCAATCTCCGCCTACAACCTTGTAATGGGCACATACAAAGTAATAATGGGCATTGCCGCAGCTGTACAGTGGGCATATAATACAGCGTTATTCGGTTGTCCTGTCATTTGGATTATAGCTGCCATCTTGGCGATTATTGCTGTGATTGTGTTAATGGTGGTGTACTGGGATGAAATTGTTGCGGCTGTTAAAAAGGCTTGGGATTGGATCGTAGAGATTTTATCTCAGGTCGGAGAATGGATATATGCAAATGTCATACAGCCTGTCGTCCAATTTTTTGTCGGGTTATGGGATTCCATCGTCGCTGTTTTTCAGGGCATATACGATTTTATTATGTCGATTGTGAATGCAATTGTCGATTTTGTGATGAACACGATTTTGCCAATTGTTCAGTGGTTTTGGGATTATATCATCAACCCAATTATTCAAATTTACACGAAAATTTGGGAGATAATTATCACACTTGTTCGAGTTGGAATTCAATTTGTGATGAACCTTGTCATTACCATCGTAGAGTGGATAAACGTAAATATTATACAGCCGATTGTGTCCTTCTTCACATTTTTGTGGAATAAGATTGTGGAGATATGGAATTCTGTGGTTTCTGGAATTATGAGTATTGTGCTCCCAATCGCAAACTGGGTAAACCAAAATGTGGTACAACCACTTGTGAATTTCTTCACAGGATTGTGGAACAAAATTACTAGCATTTTCGGACAAGTGGCTTCGTGGTTTTCTGAAAAATTTCAGGCTGCGTACACTGGGATTACGAATATTTTTTCAAAAATCGGTAGCTTTTTTTCCGGAATCTGGGAAACTATTAAGTCGATTTTCGTCAATATCGGTCACTCTATAGCTGATGGAGTGAGTGGTGCTTTTAAATCTACGGTTAATGCTGTCATTGGATTTGCTGAGGGAATCATTAATGGCTTTATTGATGGGGTCAATACGGCGATTGGGTTAATCAATAAAATCCCTGGTGTGGAGATTACCAAAATTTCAAGATTGGATATTCCTAGATTGGCTACTGGTGGTGTCGTGGAGGGTCCGACAACAGCATTAATAGGTGAGGCAGGAAGTGAGGCGGTAGTGCCTCTTGAAAACAATTTAGGTTGGCTGAATAAGATGGGTGGTATGATTGCGAATGCGATTTTGTCACAGGCACAGTATCAACCATCTGCGAATGGAAAGCATGGTGGAGGCCAATCTATTACTGTTCAAGAGGGAGCTATTCAAATTACGATTTCTGGTAGTAGCAATTCTGCTGAAACGGCTAGAAAAGTAAAAAGTGAAATTGAATCTTTCTTTGCACAGATACGCAAGGGCGGTTCTTTTGCAGTGACGGAGGTGTAGGGAATGGCTTTGATAGATGGCTTATATGTTTGGATTGAGTCAGAGGACATTTCGTACACCATGAATGTTACTTCTAACCCTACGGAGCAGGGACTCGACTTGACGGACCATGCGGAGAGAGAGCCGATTGAATTTAGTGTATCTGGTATGTTGCTGGATAGTGACCGAAGTTCGGCTTATGAACAGTATACGAAGCTTAGAAACTGGCAGACTGCTTGTAAAAAAGTGAAGTATGTTGGCAGAAATATTTTTACTGGTGTCATTACGGATATTAGCAAGTCTAATGATTATACGGTAGCGAATGGAGCACCTATTTCTATGACGTTGAAGGAGATCAGAGTCGCAAGCTCTCCGTATCGGTCTGGAAATGGGAAAAATGTGGTTCAGAAACAGGTGGCTAAGACTAAAGCTGTGACTGCTGTTTATCACACTGTAAAAAAAGGCGAGAATTTGACCTTGATTGCTAAAAAGTATGGCACGACTGTTAAGGCTATTTTGAAGTTGAACCCTAGTATAAAAAATGCAAATGTTATTCGAGTGAAGCAAAAAATTAGAGTGAAATGAGGTGTTTGTAATGGAAGAATTATTAAGAGAATTACATACGAACTCGGTCTTGCAACTGGTATGTGCTATGACTGTGATTGATACGATTTTTGGTGTATTGAGGGCATGGAAACAGCATACGTTTAATTCTAGCTTTGGGATTGATGGAGCGATTCGAAAGATTGGTATTATGATGGGTACACTTTCTTTGTTTTTCGTCGATTGCTTATTGGGCATTAACTTTTTGCCGTTTATCCCGGAGGAATATCTTCAGGTTATTCATTTGACGGATGTGGGGTTGACTGAAATTTTTGGTTTGATGTTTATTGTGTATGAGGCGACTAGCGTATTGAAAAATATGCTATTGATTGGTATTCCTATCCCGAAGAATATCAGAGCTAAATTAGAATCTTGGTTGGAGAAAAACACCGAGGAAATTCAAGAAAAGAAAGGGTAAGGAAAAATGCAGTACATAGAAATTGAAAAAGATATAGTTCCTTATACCTTTGAGATTACGCTTGGTATTGAAGTGTTTGTATTTGATGTGCTGTATAATGACCGTGAAAAATTGTTTACTGTCAATCTGTACGATAAGGACAGAAACCCTTTGGCATATGGAGAACCTCTCATTTATGGGGAGGTTCTTTTTAATGCTGTGAGAAACTTGGATTTTCCGATTGTGGAAATAAGGCCGATAGATGAATCTGGGAAAGAGACTGAAATCACCTACGAGAATATGAATGAAAAAGTATTATTGGCGGTGGATTTTGATGGCGAATGAATTATTTAACCGCAAAGTAATTATTAAGACGGACAATAATATTACGCTTAAAAATGATGATTTTAAGATAACCTTCTCTGTTCCTTTCGATGATGATATGGAAGTTAATAAGGCTGAAGTGACCGTTTGTAATTTGACGGACAGTACCATTAACAAATTACAGCGAAATGATGTGATTACTATTGAGGCTGGCTATGGGAAAGATACGGGGATTATTTGCAGTGGTCGAATAACGGATGTGAAAAATATTCACAATGGTATTGATAAAGAAACCACCATTGAAATTACAGACGGTCCCGATCTATCCAGTAAATCACTTGAAAATAGAACCTATGCTAATGGTACGAAGGCTAGTCATATTCTGCGTGAATTGGCTAATAGATTGAACCTTGCGATTGCAAAATTCCAAGTACCAAATGATGTGAGGTATACAAGTGGTTACGTGGTTGATGGGAGTATTACTGAGGCGATGCAAAATGTGGCGATGCATTGTGGGGTTGGGTGCTATATCCATAAAAGCAAGCTGTATATAAGGCCGATTACAAGTGGGGATGATTTGCAGTTTACGTTATCTGCTGATACTGGCTTGTTAGGCTCTCCAGAAGCTTTTTCTGAGTCGACTGAGGTGACTGAGGAAGATTTGAAGTATGTATCGCGTTCTAGGATGAAGGTGGTATATGGTAAATGGTACATCATTGAGAAAGGGTATAAAGTGGAATGCTTATTGCAACACCGTTTTCAAGTGGCGTCCATTGTCAATCTGAAATCGAAAGGTATTAATGCAAGGTGTAGGGTGAAAGCTGGGGTGCATTCCTTTGACGGTGATTTTAAGACGGAATTAGAGATGGTGGAGGTGTGAGATGGCGAATGATGCGACCAAGTTAATTAATGACATGATAGAGGAAAAACTGTATAAGGTGCATACCTCTTACATTGCGAAGGTTCTTTCTGTTAATGGAAATAAGGCGACGATCCATCCATTGCATAAGACAAAGGAACGAGGATTTACAGCCAATACCTATAGTGTGGTCCAGAACGTGCCTATTTGCCGTTTTCCACTTAAGAATGGGGATACGGTCACTAACTATACCCTTGATGTAAAAAGTGGCTCTATCGTGCTTGTAACGGCTTGTGAGAGAAGTATAGATACGAGTGGCGATTATTATCTACCGAGAACGGGCAGCCATCATTCTATACAGGATAGTGTGATAGTCGGGGTGATATCGTGAATTCTTTTCTTTTGGATAAAAGGGGCGATTTAAAAAAGGTAAATGGCGATTTTCAATTTATTTCTGGGAAAGATGAAGTGGTCCAGCAAATTAAGCAGATTTTGAAAACCAATAAGGGTGAATGGTTCCGAAATGAGGACTATGGAATTTTATATGAGAATCTGCAACAACGGCACATCAACGAAGATTTGGTGAAAGATGTGGTTCGTGACGGGCTTTCTCAGTGCAGTGAGGATATGACCATTGAATCGATTGAGATTGGCTATAAAAAGGAATATCGCTTGTTATACGTTGAATTTAAAGCCTATTTCAGTGATGGGGAACGATATGACAGCACGATTGAATTAAATCTATAGGAGGTGGTACGGTGCTTGATGAATACGGTTTTTTTAGACCTACCTATGAAAATATTTTAGAAGATTTACAGCAAAAAACGCTTGAAAAATTGGGCTATGATGTAAACATAGGCGAGACTGGCAATATTGGCAAACTCTTAATGATAATGGCTTATATGTTTGATAAGGCTTGGCAGGATATGGAGGGTTCTTATTTTTCCGCTTTTGTATCTACAGCTATGGGAGAGAGTTTAGACCGTGTCGGTACGTTGATGGGGGTTACTAGGGAATTACAGCAACACGCTGAGGTATCTGTAACTTTTACTGGTACGGTGGGGTATACCATCCCTACAGGCTTTGCGGTATCTACGAATGACAATCTTGTGTTTTATACTACGTCTGATGCAATTATTACTGACGATGGAACCGTTGCTGTTATGGCTCAGTGTGAAGAAACTGGGGAAGTCGGAAATGTAGAGGCCGGGGAAATTGCCCTTATTGTCAGTCCAGTTGCAGATGTAACCAGTGTCATCAATTATAGTGCTGGTACTGGTGGAAAAGATAAAGAAAACGATGCTGAATTTAGAGAGCGTATGCTGGAGGGTTTGGGAACGACCAAAGGAAGTACGATTGATGCCATGCTTGTCGCGATCCTTGAACTGCCGGGCGTGATGAGTGCTGCCATACTTTCCAATGATACGGATGAGGAAGTGGATGGCAGACCGGCTCATAGCTTTGAAGCCTTTGTTTATGGAGGCACTCAGGGTGAAATTGCGAATGCTATCTTTGAGAAAAAGCCTATTGGTATTCAGTCTTTGGGTTCTTTGGAAACTTCCATTAATGATATAGCAGGGAATCCTCATACTATTAAATTTAGCCGACCTACGATGAAACAGGTATATGTAAAGGCTACTTTGAATATTACAGACCAATTTGCCACAACGGATGAGGTACGGACAGCCATTATCAAATATATTGGGGGGTTGGATAGTGACCAAGCCTATTATTATGGGCTGAAAATGCACGAAACGTGTATATATACCAAGTTACTTCAAGAAATTATGAATGTTGGTGAGATTACGGACTGTGCGTTGGAAGTGTCTACGAATGGAACTACCTGGGGGACGAATAATATTACAGCCGAACAGAATGAGGTGCTGGAAATATCTTATACCAATGTGACGATTGAGGTGGAATAAATGAGTGACGATATTTATACCGCCAAACAAATGGTATCTATGTTGACTGATGCTTATGTAAAGGATGAAAAATCCAATAACTATAAGCTATTTGAGGTGTTTGCCAGCGAATTTGAAAAGCTCTATCAGACACAGTTGAAGGTTCGGAAGTTTCGAAGTGTGGATGAAGCGAATGGGGCAACACTTGATTTAATTGGTTCTAACTACAAAATTGCAAGAGGCCGAATGAATGATGAGCTGTATAGGCCAATGATTAAGGCAGCCATTGCACGAACGTGGTGCGATGGCACTTTTAATAGTGTCTTAGAATTATTGGCTTTGACCTTGAATACGGATGTGTCCAAGGTATCTCTTACCGAGGATTATGAAACTGGTGGAGGGTCTGGGATGATAACCATTGCTTCCACTCCGAAAGATGCATTGAATAAAGTGGGTATGACAGCACAGGAATATGCACAGATTGTACAGAACATTTTACCTGTGGGTGTAGGTGTTAATCTAATAGCCTTTGAGGGCACTTTCTCTTATGCGACCAAGAATTATGAGGGTGGAGAATACGCAGTTGAATTGAATCCAGATGAAGGATTTGCTGATGAGGAACAGACTACAGGCGGCACATTAAGTGGTGTCATTACGAATAGCTAAAAGGAGGGAATCACATGGCTTATGAAAAACAGGTCCCGGATTGGCAAGCTGAGGGTACTACTTTGCCATCCAGTAAATTGACGACAGGGTGGATAGAGGCTGAAAAGCCGCCAGCTAACTGGTTTAATAGTTTATTCTATCGAATTATTCAAGCTATCAAGGAGATCCAGACGAAATCCGCTGAAAAAACGTATGTGGATGGCTATGTGGATTTATTGGATGAGGCCAAAGTGGATAAGACAGATATTACGGATTTAACTGGACAGTCTACCACACTGGTTATGTCGCAGAAAGGGGTATCGGATGCGATTGATGCCATCAGTGGCGGTGCGATTAGTGGGTTGGATAATAAGATTGATAAAACCTCTATTACGAGTGCGACTGGTTCCAGTACGACGTTGGTTATGTCCCAAAAAGGGGTAACGGATGGGTTATCCAATAAGATTGATAAGACATCTATTGTGAGCAATACAGGAACGAGCACGACCAATGTAATGTCACAAAAAGGGGTAAGCGATCTGAATACGGCTCAGACTACGGCTTTGAATAATGGATTGGCTTTGAAAGTAGATAAGGCCGCCATTGTGCAAACGACTGGAACTGGCACGGATAAGGTTATTTCTCAGAAGGTTGTTACAGATAGTTTGAACAGCAAAATTAGTACGGCTGCCATTAAGCAAGTGATTGGTACGAGTACGACTGATATTATGTCACAGGCTGGCATTAAAACGTACGTAGAAAATGCGATTCCTAACATATCGTGGGGAACGAGTGACCCTCCTTCTAATGGGGTTCATGGTGATATTTATATCAAGTATTCGTGAGGTGATTAGATGGCTAGTGTAATAGGGCAACATCAATTTACCACTTCCCCGAATATCAAAATATCCGTTGCACGTTCCGTCAAGCGTGAGGGCAAGGGCATTTATTGCAGATGGAGAACGGAAATCACGGCTCTTCCGAACCATTCTTATCCATATTCCATTGATGGCACGATTGTCTTTAATGAGTATCGAATAGCCGATGTGGTTACTTTGAAAAATACGTATCCAGATGCATGGCTGAATACCATTATTGATTACTACCCTGACAGTACGGGGTGGATTTATGTGGGAGATGTAACTGACCCGAATGTTACCACATTGCCATCCAGGGTACGCTTTACATCAAGTGCCAATCACGTTTTGCATTTGGAGGGTGAGGAAGAAATCCCTCCTTTTGTTATGCCTACGGCTCCGACTTCTTTTACAGCAAGTACGAGGAATATTGGCAATACGTCAACGAATTTTACGTTGTCATGGAGTGGACAAACGACTGGGACTGGAAAAATAACTGGCTATGTCATTCAGTATCGAATTGGGGCAAGTGGCAACTGGACTAAATTTTCAGCTGGAACTGGTACATCAAAGGTGACCGTTAATCTATCCTCTATAAGTGGACTGACACGAGGGCAGACTGTTTACTTTCGAGTGCAATTAGTGGACGAGTATGGGTTTTCCACAGGATTTTCCACAGTGCTTGCAAGTGTGTATTATACCAAGTTACCTACCGCACCTACGTATGTAAATGTGGATAAAGGAATCGTAGCTTATGCAACGGATAATTTTACGCTTTCTTGGAGTGGGGCGAGTGTAGATGGTGGCACAATTACTGGGTATGGCATTTATTATTTGAAGAATGGGGCATGGACTCGATATACGACAACTACTGGCTATTCGATCTCGCTGAATTTACAAAATATATCCGTTTCCCGGGGGGAGACGGTTTCTTTTTGTGTGACTACTTTATCTAGCCTCTCGACTGAGAGTGCTTATTCTAGTGCGGTTGCACAGGTAAAGCTGGCTGAATTGCCTACGGCTCCGACCTGGCTAACGGTGAAACCTACTGAAATAAAACGGAATGAAAGTATTGATGTGACCTGGGGTGGAGCTACTGCTGGAACTGGTGAAATCTCTTATTACATTTTGCAGTACAGAAAATATAATGGCACCTCTTGGACTGGCTGGACGGATGCAGAATACCGGTCATCTGAATATTGCTTATGTGAGCCTACAAGGATATTCCCCGATTTGCAAGGTGGAGATTTGCTGGATGTTCGGGTTCGGACTGTTAATACCTATAACTTGCAGAGTGCATCGTACCGCACCATATCTTCTTATATCACTGTAAAAGGTGGAGGAATTCGTATGAATGTGAACGGAATATGGTATGAGGGTACTCCGTATGTAAATGTCAACGGCACATGGCAGATAGGTCAAACGTATGTGAATGTAAATGGAAACTGGCACGAGGGTATTTAGAAAGGGTGTGATTTTATGGCAATCAGAGACATAGATGTTTATTTGAATGAACGGTTTGTGGATGAGGAAGGCGACGTCGTTGACGGTGTCACGTCTGTTAATGGCATGGTTGGCGATGTGGTTATTGAGAAAAAGCATATTGGCTTGGAGAATGTCAATAATACCAGTGATTTAGATAAACCGATTTCTACAGCCACGCAAACGGCTTTAAATGCTAAGGCCAATAATACGGATTTGGTTCCGATACAGAATGAGATTAACTCCAATGAAATAGCTATACAGAGTGTGGCTGATGATTTGTCTGATTTCGCAAGTCAGACAGCTACGAATCTCGCATTAAAAGCTGATAAGACCGGAAATATTGCGAGTGCTACGAAATTAGAAACAGCTAGAACGATTAACGGTATCCTGTTTGATGGAACGGAGAATATTACGATTACTGCTGATCCAAACGCTCATACTCATATTGTGGAGATGGATAGTGGCTCTATTGTGCCTGTAGAAAGCCGAACTGCTGACAAAATGTATTACGTCATAAAGGATACGGTATCAATGAATAATGGAACTTCCACTGTTTCTAATATGAATTTGGTGTAGGAGGTGCTATATGAGTGAATTAACGAAAAAACGGGTGCATTGGACCGAGTATAACGGTGATGAGTTACTTCATGATGAGGCCGTGGATGTATTAACGAGTGCAGATGCTGTAACCTTTGATGATGGGGAGGATTTGCAACATAAATACACACAAGGGCAATTTGTCAGTCCTAGCACAACAGGGATTTTAAGTAATCTAAGCACAGAGAATAAATCCAGTCTGGTAGATGCTATTAATGAAGTGAAATCAAGTGCAACTTCCAATGAATCCAGTATTACTAGCTTAACCAATCGAGTATCAACCAATGAAAATGATATTGATAGTTTAGAAACTAGAATGGATACTGCTGAATCAGATATTGATAACTTAGAGAAGCGTGTCACACCTATTTCTTTAGGTGGAACTGGAGCTACTACTGCAAGTAAAGCTTTAACCAATCTAGGAATTACTACTAGTACAAGTGATTTAAACGCTTTAGTAGGTAAAAGCTTGGCAGGAAAAACAGTATCACCAACGGCAGACGCAACAGCAAAAGCAGCCACTGGCGCCGAAATTTTCAATGATTACCGCGAGAGGACTTTTGACGATACTGGGCGTGCCGCCACTGGGAACGTAGCCAGCGGGAAACATTCCCATGCCGAGGGAGAATGCACAACAGCTAGTGGTGGAGGTTCCCATGCCGAGGGGGCCTTAACCGTAGCCAGCCATAGCTGTGCTCACGCAGAGGGTTCCCAAACAACAGCCAGCGGGAGCTGCTCCCATGCCGAGGGTATCCTAACAACAGCTAGCGGAACATGGTCACACGCCGAGGGCTACAGTACAACGGCAAGCGGCCAAACCTCCCATGCCGAGGGACAAAACACCACAGCCAGCGGATCAATGGCTCACGCCCAGGGTAGTGGCACAACGGCCTCCGGAGGCAACTCTCACGCCGGGGGACAAGGCACAAAAGCCGTCGGGGTATGCTCCCACGCCGGAGGGTGGTATACAATAGCTAACGCTTATCAGACGGTACATGGGAAAAATAATAAGGAGTCCGCGGGACCGACATCTAGCACTGACAGCTCCGGCGATATATTTATAATTGGCAACGGGGCAAACATCGGCTTGGGGTCAAACGCATTTAGAGTTACAACCGCAGGTAATGCTTATGGATTATCGAATTTCTCAGGAAGTGGTGCGGGTGTTGCCGAGTTATATGAATGGCAAGATGGCAACCCTGATAATGAGGACAGACGTGGTTTATTTGTAACTCTTGACGGGGAAAAAATAAAAATTGCTTCACCAGCTGATGATTACATTTTAGGAGTAATTGACCCCTGCCCGTATGTAGTTGGAGATGTTCAAAGTGAGATATGGAAAGATATGTACTTGAAGGACGTTTTCGGTGAGAAGATAGTTGAAACTGTAGAAGTTGAAGAAACGACAGACGAATTTGGCGAAATAGTACCAGCTCACACAGAGGAAAGATGGATGTTAAACCCTGAATATGACCCAACACAAACGTATATTAGCAGAGATGAAAGAACTGAATTTGTTGCCATTACGTCCAAAGGTAAAGTGGTGATGATAGATGACGGAACGTGCCAAGTGAATGGATATTGCACAGTCGGAGAAAACGGAATTGCGACAGCAAGCGAGACGAATTATGCAGTTCGTGTCATGGAAAGAATAGATGATACGCATATCAAGGTTTACATTGATAGTATTTTCATAAACCAATAGATAACTACTGATGAGGACTATATTGCTTAGTCCTCTTTTTTATGAGGTGAGAACATGGCAGATAAATTGATTGAATACCAGGACCATGAAGGCAATATTCTCTATTTTCATTCAAAGGCGGATATTATTCAGTACACCAACTCTGGATTTACAAATGTAAATACGGTAAAAGGTGCATTGGATTATATATCAAATAACTTCACATCGAAGGTAGGACGGGGGGTGGAAAAGGGAACTGGCGAGAACTCTGTTATTAGTGTGAATGCCGAGGTAGCCAATACAGCCACGAAAAATGGCATTGCGTTAGGCACTGGTTTGAACGCTGGGAATTATAACATTGCTGTTGGTAAGTTTAACTCAGCTTTAACTGGGAGTGAGTTGAATGCCCAGCATGGCGATGCTTTTGTTGTAGGGAATGGCACGAGTGATACGAATCGCTCTAATGCATTCCGAGTGGATATGCAGGGCGAAGTTTATTGTGGGAGTACCTATAATACTGGCGGTGCGGACTTTGCTGAAATGTATGAGTGGATGGATGGCAACCCGAATAAGGAAGAAAGGAGAGGACGTTTTATTACGTTGGATGGCAACAAGATCCGATTCGCAACGAAGGATGACCCTATATTCGGAATCACTTCTGCTGCACCTTGCTTTGTGGGAAATAACCACGATGAATGGTACGGTCGATATGAAAGGGATGTGTTCGGTGCCATTGTGTATGAAAAAGTGACGATGGCTACTGACGATGGGAAACTGATTGAGACATATCAAAAGAAGGAGAACCCCGAATATAAGCCTGGCACATTTATTCCTCGTTCTGCAAGGAAAGAGTGGGCATTTGTTGGACAGTTGGGTCAGATTGTTGTTTGTGATGATGGGACTTGTGAGGTAAATGGCTATTGCAGTGTAACAGAGGATGGATATGCGAAGGCCAGTGAAGAAGGATGGCGTGTATTGAAACGAATTGACGAAGGTCATGTGTTGGTACTGTTCTATTTAAAATAGGGCGGTTTTTTTGTTGAGAGGAAAATAGTATGTATTATTATGCGATGTTGAATACGGTCACGAGGATAGTGATACAAGTTTTCCAGACTGGAAATGTGATTACTAGCAATGACTATATTCAATTAGAATCATTGGATACGTCTTTAGTTGGCAAAAAGTACGATGATGAATCTGGCACATTTGTAGACCCGCAGGTACAGGATTTAAAGGTACACAAATCTAGTGAAATCTCTTATAAATCCGAGCAGAAATGGTTAGATACCAAACTGGATGAGATGGACGCAGCTATTGCGAACGCTGGTGGAGGCTCTACTATTTTTGATGTGGGAACTGGGACCGACTCCTATAAAATGAAAATCACCGACCCTGAGTGTGAGAACACAGCAGACGGTGATTTTTCTTTTGCAATGGGTGTCTGTAATACCGCTCATGCTTATAACACGGTTATTGGCAAGTTTTCCAAACAGGATAACGCAAGAGGGTATCAGACTAATACAAATGGTGACGCTTTTATCGTTGGAAATGGATTGAAGTCTGTATCGACAGGCACAGTCACACATAGCAATGGCTTTCGTGTTACACAGGCTGGGGCTGTTTATGGATTGGCGGCGTATAACACGACTGGAGCTGACTATGCGGAGTGTTTTGAGTGGTCCGATGGGAATCCGAATAACGAAGATCGTGTCGGTAAGTTTGTGACACTTGATGGAGATAAGCTCCAGATAGCGAAGACAACAGACTTTGTTTTAGGCGTTGTTACGGCTCATTCTAGCGTGATAGGGAATAACCCAATAGATTGGAATGGTCGATTTGTAAAAGACGTATATGGACGTGTACAGGTCGATTCTGAGGGGATTCCGATTACGGTTGAGGATTACGATGAGACTCAGAAATATATTGAAAGAGTGAATCGTAAAGAGTGGGCGACCGTTGGATTGCTTGGTCAATTGGTTGTGGAGGATGATGGAACGTGTCAGGTGAATAGTTATTGCTATTCGTCGGAAGGGGTTGCCACTCGGACTTCTACGAACTTTGAAAGCTATAGGGTATTAAAAAGGTTAGATGATAACCATATTTTGATTTTGTTTAGATAGGAAAGAAGGATTTTTTTAATGCTTTACATTTATGCTGTTTTGGACGAAAGGAATATCGTCATTCGTCTGGAGGAATGGGAAGAACCTGCCGAGATATCAAATTATATTTTGATAGATGCTTATGATACGACGCTGGTTGGCAAGTATTATGACACGACTACGCAGACATTTATGGATGCCCCGGCTTATGTGGTGGCTGAAATGTCAACGGATGATATTTGCTATAAACAGCAAGATAAATGGCTGAATGAAGTGCTGGATGGTAAGGCTGAAAGTAACCATACTCATACAGAATATGCTACGACAGCCGCTCTTGCTGGGAAAAGTGATACGAATCATACCCATACGGAATATGCTCCAGCGACACACACTCATAGCGTTTATGTAACAGACGAGGAACTAGAAACGGCTCTTGCAGGGAAAACGGATGCAAACCATGTTCATACTGAATTTGCTTTGGTGGACCATACCCATGACCAATATGCTTTATCTGCAAATGTGGACACGGCTTTGGAGGAAAAGGCTAATGCTGTTCATACTCACTCGAATTATGTGACAAATACGGTGATGAATGCCGCTCTTTTGAATAAGTCAGATACGACACATACGCATGATGATTATGCATTGGCAAGTCATATTCATAGCCAATATGCTTTGGCAGAAGATATGACGACTGCACTTGCTGGAAAAGCTGATGTAAACCATCCGCATAGTGGCTATGTGCTAAGTGCTGATTTTGAGACAGCTATGGAGGGGAAAGCCAATACGGACCATATCCACTCTGAATATGTATCTAGCGTTGGTTTGGCTACTGCTTTGGAAGGAAAGGCCGATGCGATCCATAGCCATACAGAATATGCACCGACAAGCCATACGCATAGCGATTATGTGACTTCTTCCGCTCTTTCTACTGCTTTAGAGGATAAGGCTGATAGTGACCATACCCATGCTGAGTATGCGACTGTGACTGCGTTAAATGGCAAGGCTGATAGCAACCATACTCACGACGATTATCTAACAAGTGAGGATTTGGGTGACTATGCAACAACGGCAGCCATGAATACTGCTTTAGCTGGGAAAAGTGACAGCTCTCATAATCACGATGCTTATTATGCTGATATAGACCATACTCATAGCGATTATGTAAGCACTACAGCTATGGATACCGCTCTTTCTGGTAAATCAGATTCTTCTCATACCCATAGTGATTATGCGTTGGCCGCTGATATGGAGGAAGCTCTGGCTGGCAAGGCAAATAGTGCTCATACTCATACGAATTATGTAACGAGTGCGTCTCTTACCTCGGCTTTGGCTGGTAAATCGGACACGAATCATACTCACTCTAATTACTTAGTGGAGGCTGATTTAGCTGATTATGTAACAGAAAATGGTCTGACTGAGGCATTGGGTGGCAAATCCAATACGGACCATACTCATAGCAATTATTCTGTAACGAGCCATAATCACGACAGTGTCTATTCTCAAGTAGGCCATACCCATGCTGATTATGCGACGACAGCCTCTTTAGAGGATTATGTGACCACTACGGCTATGAATACGGCTTTAAGTGGAAAGTCTGATACTTCCCATACCCATGCTAGTTATGTAACTACTACAGCTATGAACACGGCTTTGGAGGGCAAATCTGATAATGGGCATACTCATAGCAATTATGCTACGACTGCCGCTATGAATAATGCTTTGGCTTTGAAATCAGATACTTCTCATACCCATAGCCAGTATGCGACTACGACGGCTATGAATGATGCATTGGATGAAAAGGCAGATAGTGACCACATCCATGCTGATTATGTAACCTCAACAGATTTTGATGCTGGGTTAAGCACAAAAGCAAATTCAAACCATACTCATAGCAATTATGCTACGACAAGTGCTATGAATACGGCTTTGGCTGGAAAGGCTAATAGTTCTCATACTCATAGTAATTATTCTGTAACTACCCATAACCATGATTCTGCTTATGCAACTGCTGGACATACTCACTCTACGATTAGCAATGACTTGAATGTTACTGGTATTATCAAATGCCAGGGCAATCAAATGATTTATTTGAGCACGAGTGCAGGGAATACGGTGTTAGGTACAAATAACTACAATACCATCATCGGTTCTAAAGAGAACACCACGATCAATGGTGACAGAGTGTATACAGGAAGTATCTTGAGCAACAGCCCGGGCAATTTGAATTTGGGTAACAGTTCTAACAGATGGAAGAACATTTATCTGGTCAATTCCCCGAATGTATCCAGTGATGAAAGGCTAAAAGAGGCTGTTCAAGTCTTTGATAAAGAAGCATTAGCTCGATTCATTGATAACATTGAGATTGTGCAATACAAGTACAAAGATAAAGAGGAACAAAGAATCGGTGTCATTGCTCAACAGCTTAAAAAGGCTGATGAACAAATTGCTGATTTCTTCATTGAGGAAGATGGCAGTGAGGACCGTTATTTAAGCGTGAAACCTGCTGATTTGGTATTCCCGTTAATTGCAGCTGTTCAAGAATTGCGTGCTGAAATTGAAGAATTAAAACAAAAATAAAAGGAGGGCTTCGTGCCCTCTTTTTCTTATTATTTTAGGAGGTTCTTATTATGGCAAAGAAAGTATTCATCGGTGTAGGACATGGCGGTACTGATCCAGGGGCTTCAAAATATGTCGTGGAGAAAGATGTTAATTTAGTGATGGCGAAAGCTTGCCGAGATTATTTGGAATATAACGGTGTGAATGTTTTAATGTCACGCACGAAAGATGAGAACGACCCGTTGGCGGATGAAATCAAAGAGTGCAATGCTTACAATCCTGATTTGGCTGTCGACGTTCATAATAATGCTGGCGGCGGTGATGGGTTTGAAGCTTATTATTATACTGGTGGAGGAACGAGCAAGACACTGGCTTTTAACATCGAGCAAGAGGTTATTGCGATAGGCCAGAATTCGAGAGGAATTAAGACCAAGATAAATTCATCCGGGAAAGATTATTACGGCTTTATTCGGCAAATAAAAGCCCCTAGCGTGATTGTAGAGGGTGTGTTTGTAGATAATGCCACTGACGTGAAAATAGCTGATACGGAGGCGGAACAAAAGGCTTTTGGGTATGCGTATGCGAGAGGTATCTTAAAGACTTTAGGAATAACACCAAAAGATATCCAAAAGAATGACTCGGCATCTGACAAGCTATATCGAGTACAGGTCGGGGCATTTAAAAATAGAGAGAATGCAGTCGCACTTAAAATGAAGTTATTAGAGGCTGGTTTTACTGGTGCGTTTATTCAAGAAACATAAACTTCACTTAAAGTAATACTTTTAGTTTGATTTTTTATACTTAAAGTGATATTATTTAAGAGTAGTAGAAATCAAACTAAAGGGGAAATGAAAAATGGAAAAGACAATGGAAAGAAACGCATTCGAATTTTTGTATAACAGCCGTAAAGAGGTTGCTAACCCGAACGGATTGAATCATTGGTACGAGGAAGGTTTTTTGAAAGGCATTGTGGATATGGCTTTCATGGCTGGAATCATTACGAATGAGGAATTGAACAAATATTACGATGAAGTTTCTGATATCTATTGCCCGATTAAGCGATTGGATCAACTGCAAAAAGACTTACAATTAAAGAAGTAAAAAACTGGGCCACTCTTTTTTTATAGAGTGGCTCATACTTTTAGTGAAACTTTTTGTATATTTTTAAAAAAGTTATACTTTTAGTGTTGCTTTATTATAACTTTCGAGTTATAATTATAAATGTAGTAAGGAATACAACTTAAATTTGAAAGGGGAACTACAAAATGAAATTCAACGAAGATTTGTACTGGGAGAAAAAAAGAGAGGAAATGGAAAGCGACGAAGTGGTTACAACTTGTGACTGCTGCGGAGAAGAAATCCGAATGAGTGATGCCGAGGAAAATGGCTATTACCAAATCGATGGAGCAGACATTCATAAAGAGTGTTTGGAAGAATGGTTCAGCGATAGCCTGAAATACGAATAAGAAAAAGAGCCTGTGTGACAGGCAGGCTCTTTTAAAAATAAATGTAGTAAGGAATAAATAAAGATAAGGGGTTTAAATGATGAAAGAACGCGATATTATGGAATATCTTTTACACGAGTTATACATCCACATGGAAGAGGAAGGCAACGAACTGGATATATACAGGGCTGACAGCTTTGATTCTTTCGGGATTATGGCCAATGAACAGGGCTTTGTTGTAACAACGAATGACGGTTCTGAATACCAAATATTCATTGTAAAAAACAGATAAATTGTAGTAAGAAATCAAACATTAAAAGGGGAAAAGGAAAATGCAAATTTATATGACGACAGGGTTAAATAAGAGAATTGCGGAGGATAGTGAATTCGCTCGGTTTATGGCCGATAGCTCCGGGAAGTTTCGTGTGAGGGATTGGGGCGACCTTTGTGACGAGGATAAGGAACTGAACGACTGGGCATTAAAGCACATGAGTGGTCGTATAGTGGCTCGATATAACCACAGCAACGGAGTGGATAACATTTATTTTATCGCTACGTACATGAGCACTGGCGTACAATTAGAAGTAATGTTTTGTGATGAATATTGATTGAGTGAGCATACCTTAAAGGGTATGCTCTTTTTTTATATAGAAAGCTTCCGTTGACAACCTTCTGAAAATTCATTATAATATCAAGAGTTTGTAAAACATATAAAATTTCTCCTAAGAATAACGGCTTTAATCTTTTTGGATTAAGGCCACTTTTTATGCATATATCTTTTTAGGGACGAGAGATGAAATGATAGAATATGTGGATAGATTGAACAGACGATTTTTAACTGGCGAGATTGAAAAGAGCAAGGAACGGTTTACGATTGTGACGGAGATGTTAGCCTGTATTGAGTTAAACGACACAGGGATCCATGAGTATGGCTGCTATATGCTGGCGATTGAGTCTGATAAAATTCAACTGGTGACGCCGAACAAAATATACATAAAACCCTTGTGTTTGCACTAATTTGTCGGCAGAGCACAGAAACCGGTCAATTCCTTTGGAAAAGCTAGAAAAACATGGTATGATGTTTTCAACGTTTAATGTCGAAGGTGAGAGCATGGTTATAGATATGTTAGAAAAGTGCAAGGAGTTTAGCCGAGATGTTGAGGACGAGTTTTATCGGCTGTCTGCGTATAGTGATGATATTCCTGCTTTAGAAAAGTTAAGTGATAGAATGATACAATTGGAACTGATGAAGATTCGCCTTGAGAAATACAGGTCCGATAAATTGCATGAGACCGAGAATGCCGTATAAGCCACTGAAACAAGTGGCTTTTTTTCGTGGGGAAAAAACCGAATATTTGACAAATTATATCTTTTAAGTTATAATTATAAATGTGTTAGGGGAGGGTAAAAGAGAAGATGCAGCAATTAGATTTAGCACAAATACAAAAATTATGCAAAAAGTCATCTGTGCAATGGACTGGCCATGTATTTAAAAGAATGATGGAAAGAGGAATAAGCACTGACGATATCGAACATGTTATATTAAACGGTGAAATTATTGAGAACTATCCAACATCGTATCCGTATCCAAGCTGTTTGATTTTAGGATTAACCGTGAATAATAGGAATATACATGTTGTATGCGGTGTAGGTGAAAATAAGCTTTGGATTGTAACCGCTTATGAGCCAGACGAAGAAAAGTGGGAATCAGATTTTAGAACCAGAAAGGGAGCGATCTAAATGAGTTGTTTTATGTGTAAAGGTCAGCTTGAAGCTAAAGAAACCACTTTTATGGTAGAAATTGATGGGCGCATTGTAATTGTAAAGAATGTGCCATCTCATGTTTGTCGTCAATGTGGTGATACCTCTTATGACAATGATGTGACCAAGCGATTAGAGGAAATTGTTAGTCAAGCGAAGCTGTTGAAAACAGAGGTTGCTATTGTAAATTTTAAGAGTGTTATGGTTGCGTGAGGAAAAGGCATGCAACCATATCAAATTATAGCAGACATCATACAAATACGACAAAGCACAGGGATATCCCAACAAGAATTAGAGAAAAGAACAGGCATTAAGCAACCCGTCATTGCACGAATGGAAAAAGGAACAACGACCCCTCGGTTGGACACTGTTATTAAAATAGCAGATGCTCTAGGCTATAAACTAACTTTAAAAGAAAAATAACCACATGCAGTTTGTGTGGTTATTTGTATAACTGGTAAAGGAGAAGAAAATGAGATTTATAAAAAACAGTGAAGAATTAGGGCGGAATTTAAGGGAGGCCCGGGAAAGCAAGAACCTAACACAACAGAAGGTGGCAGATATTTTGGACGTGGAGCGATCTGCGGTGTCTTATTACGAATCGGGGAAGTCGTTGCCGAGTATCCTTCAGCTCATTAAACTGTCGATGCAGTTAAAAATAAGGCTGATGTTTTTTCTAACCGTGAACAGATAAGAGGCGTCTTCTTAGACTATGAAAAGGTGTTTCTACCAACTATGAAAAAGTGTTTTTATACTATGAAAAAGTGTTTTTATGCTATGAAAAAGTGTTTTTACAACCCCTACAAACCGCAGAACCAAGCCATTCTTATCCCCTCTCAAGTATTATAAGTATTTTAATTTCTGTTATCTGAAGTAGCCCTCCCTGAGCACACAAATAAATGAAAGGATTTTTATGAATAAGCTAGTATCATTTAAAGGCGACCATTATACAGTTATCGCCAATGATATCATCAAAGGAAAACAGGTCTCTACTTTACAGCAAGCGAGATTTATTCGATTGATGATAGCTCAAATTGCCAAACAGGATACGGAGCTGAAAACCTTCACTTGCCGCATTCAAGATTTTGCAAACTTCTTCAATATAGCTTCTTCTAATTTATACAGTGAAGTTGACAGTCTATGTACCGAGTTATTAAAATGCCAGGTGCATGTCGGTACCGGGAATCCTAAAAAACCATGGAAGAAGATTAATTGGTTTGGCTGTGCTGAATATGATGGAAACGGCAATTTGACACTGCGATTAGGTGAGCAAATGCGACCATACGTATTAGAGCTGAATAAATGGTACACCCAATACCAACTGAAAGAAATTATAGGTATAAAATCTGTCTATGGCATACGGTTGTATGAGATTCTTACATGCGAACGGACTAAATCGAGATACCGAAAAGAAGTTTTTACGTATGAGATCCAGAAACTTCGAGAGATGTTGGCGTGCGAAGATAAGTTTAAGCAGATTGGTCAGTTTAAAGAAAAAGTAATAGATAGAGCTGTGAGAGAAATAAATGACCATACGGATATCCTTGTTTGTCATGAATATATTAAGACAGGCCGTAAAGTAACCGCTGTTCTTTTTGAGTTAAGCATAAATCCAAGTAGGCAAAAATATATACTATGACTTGCCAATTTGATGTGAAAATTTTTCACACTCGACCTACGGCTGCTCTTTTTGCCCTGGCAAGTGTGCTTATGCTAATGCCGGTCATTTCTTCCACTTGCTTATAGGAGTAATTTTCTAAAAGGGCTAAGGCCAGTTTCATTTGTTGCTTACTGAACTTCTTTGGTCTACCTTCTTTAAAGGTTGGATTTTGCTTCGCTAAGTCTTTCCCCTCTTGTGTACGTTCTACAATCATATTTCTTTCCATTTCGGCTACAGCCAACATCGTTTGGAGAAAGAACCTGCCCATCGTAGTATTTTCTAATAGCCCCACATTAAGCACATGCACTTTCACATCTCGTTTAAAGAGGTCATCTATAATCTCTATACCTTCTTTTGTATTTCGAGCTAAGCGATCCAATTTCGTAACCACCAGCGTATCCCCTTTTTGTAAGGCAGCCAAAACTTTTTGGAATTCTGGTCGGTCTACTTTGGTTCCTGTCATTTTTTCTTGATAGATGATTTCGCAACTTTCTGATTTTAACTGATTGACTTGAACCTCTAAATCTTGATTTTTTGAACTCACTCTTGCATAACCATATTTCATCCCTATATCCCCCAAAAAAACGCTAAAATTTACGCTCACTTTTGACAATAAGTTTTGACAAAGGCAAACACGTTGATTTTACTGCATCGAAAAACCATTGTCAATACCGTTAAGTTTTGACAATGGAATAGTTAAAAAAAGCACAGGCTTGATTAAGCCTGTGCTTTTATAAAAACAAGTTTTACATGATCGCCTTATTGTTATTACCATTGAGATTTGTTTCCTCACTTTGATTATTCGAAAAAGAGTCGTTGATAATTGTAATATTATTGTTGTTTATTGTTTCACCTTTTCCTCCAGCCACCAAAGCAAGGGCATCATCTTCAAGTTCTGTGCTTAATACATCGTCTAAAGAAATGTCATACCCTAAATCACTAGCGATTCTTACAACATCCTCTGCTGAGGTTACTTTTTTCAACTGTTCATCAAATTCCCCCGTTTCAAATCTTTTTTTGAATTCTTCTTTACTTTTCATACCTTCACTCCCTCCGGTTAATTATTAAAAAAGTCGGAAAGAAAAGACATCGGAATTTTTGTTTGCTGATTGTTTCCTGACGTTCCACTCCCTGATGATAAATCAATAGAACCGATTAATTGGGAGTTTCCTTGCCCTTGGACAGTAATAGTGGCGGTACGATGCTCATTGAATGAATTGTTGATAGAATTGTCGGTAGAATTGTCAGTGTTAGTTTGAAGAAACGCTCCGCCAGAAACATCTTTCATTTGCTCCTCTGTGTGCTCACTAAGATTGTCAATATTCATTAACCATTTCCCCTTTTCACACCTACATGTTAAAGCTTCCAAAGTTAATCGAATTTGTGCCAGAAACATTATTTGTAAATGCTTTTGTACCGTTACCGCTGTTATTGGTACTGTTGTCGGTACTTTTATCAACACTTACGTTAGCGCCAGTAAGAGTATTGTCTCCGGTTGTAACATTAGTAGAAACATTAACCGCACCACCAGAAGCACTTGGTCCGCCGAATCCACCAGAAACCTTTTCTAAGTTCTTTTCCTCTTGCACAAATCCTTTTTTATTTTTTTCCATTTTCATACACTCCTTTTTAAAGCATTGCTTTTTGATAAAAAATTTAAAAAGCTGATTTTCATTATAGCTGCTTTGCTTGAGAGGTTGAGGGATTTGTGAAAAAGTTTCACGGGGTGTTTTTTTGCCGTAGCATCAACATAAAAATTTTGTCTAAAAAACAGAGTAGCAATTTGTCGCTTTAATGAAAAAAAGAAGAACTTTCCAAAATGGATAATATTTTAAATACTTTGTGATATTATGTATAACGGGTGGTTTTATGAAAAACAAAAGAAAAATATGTGCGGCACTTATGCTTATCAGCTTTATGCCTCAATACTCTATTGTTAAAAGTGCTAACAATGAGATTCTTACGGGGTCTTGCTTTGAGAAGCTTTCACCATATTGTGAGTGGTCTCTAAATAAAACTAGCGGTAAGATAATTTGTGAAGATCCTTGGGACTCTGTTGTTGAAAAAATACATATTGATAATGCACAAAAAGAGTTTGTTAAAGAAGGAGTAATAGCTAACGGTACAAAAAAAATTTTCAACTACCCGTTTAGTAATTTGCCAAAATTAAAAAATGTATCTCTCCCTGACACGGTAACGTATATTGCAAGTTTTATGATAGGTTGCCCACAGGTTGAAGAATTGACTTTTAGTAGTCCTTCTTATGTTAACGAGGCATGTTGCGCTTGTAATGGTTTGAAGATTATTAACTTAGGTCGTTTAGTTTCCACCGAGGCAACTAATCAATCAATTGCTATTCTCTGCCCAAACTTAATTTCAGTTAATGTCGATGAAGGGAATTTAAACCTCAAAAGTGTAAAAGGCGCACTTCTTACGAAAGATGGAAAAACCTTAAATGTTTTCCCCTTTGGAAGAACTTCTAAGGCTGTAATTCCATATGGTGTAGAAGAAACGTCATTTGGTACGTTTTCCGCATGTCCCGTTACATCTATCACGATACCAGGAACAGTTGGATACATTTCTGATGCGTTTTATGGCTGTAACAATTTGTCAACCATAAACTTTTTGGGAACCCAAGAGCCTGCAAAAAGCGATGGTGCCATTTATCGCTTTCGTGGTTCTGAATTAATAAACGTTCCACATGATTACAATGGGACTACTTTTTGGGGCTATCCTGTACAAAAAGTTATTGACCATCAAGGTTATTTAAACGATAACTGCACATTTTGGATGACACAAGAAAATGATACACAGATGACTATTGGGGGAGACGGAGCCCTTGACAGCAGCTTACTTGCGGATGACGGTGGCACATGGAGTGACGTTAAAGATAAAATTAAAAAGGTTGTCATTGATGATGGAATTACAACAGTCGATATGAGTGTGTTTTCTGATTTCAAAAACTTGCAAGAGGTAACATTGCCCGAAAGTATTGATCGTGTTGAGGCTGGTGCATTCTCTAAGAATTCTAGTTTAAAAACGGTAAACTATATGGGTAAGAACCCACCCAATTCTAACTTGACGTTTGAAAATCCTCCAAAAGTGCAGGTTTGGACAGATTACAATGGTGATGAACTTTTTGGAGTTAAAGTTTCAAAGATTTTTGAAGCAGGTGTTCATGGGGCGCTTTCTTGGGTGTTTGGTCCGGAAAATACGCTTACTGTCGACGGGACAGGCGTTATTGAGAGATACAACCCTTTGGGCAAGTTTAAGAAATTAGCAAAAAGGTTGGTTATTGAGAAGGGGATAACTTCAATTGATACGGAAGCGTTTTATGACTATGATTTCACGAATGTTAAACTTCCGAGCACGCTTGAGACAATTGGAAGAAAAGCTTTTGGAGGATGTAAAAGCCTGGATTCCATTACGTTGCCGAAAACACTTAAAACGCTAGGAGAGCTTGCTTTTGATGGATGTTATGGTTTAACTGAAATACATGTTGAGGACGGCAATAATGCTTATTATGACGTTGATGGAGTGCTGTTTTCAAAACCAGATTTGGCTTTAGTTCAGTATCCAGCTGGGAAAGGTGGTAACTATACAGTTCCCGAAAATGTTACAACAATAAATGATTTGGCATTTTGCAATACGAAGATAGAAAGAGTCACCATTGAAGGGTCTTTAAAGTCAATTGGCAGAAATGCGTTTTATGGTTGTCGAAATCTAAAATCTGTTCACACTGATGGTGAAGTTGAACGTGTTGATGATTATGCGTTTGCTTGTTGTGAAATTTTAAGTGAGGTAAAGTATAAGGGGCAACCCAAGTTTGGTGAAAATGTTTTCTTGGGGAGTGACAAGCTAAACACAACAACTATATAAGCAAAGAAAAAGGACCTTCTTACAAACAGTTGGATTGATAAAGGCAACTCCGTATATACTTTAATAGTGATGACATTTAGTTTTTTATGGTCAAGAATCTACGACAAAAAGGATTTTGAGGAATAAATAAAAAGCACAGGCTTGATTAAGTCTGTGCTTTTTGTATTAGGATTAAAAACTCTTTTTCTTCTTCAAGCAAAACCCCAAGTACAAACCTGTCACAATCATTGCCAAGGTGGAAAGCAAGAGGATTTCTCCGCTAGCATCTCCAGTTTTTATGGAATGATTTCCAGAGGTGTGACCGTTGCCTGATGTGTCTTGTGGAGTATTAGCGTTGTTATCTGAGCCCTCGGAGTTTTGTAACTTCTCAAGCTCTGCTATTTCTCCTGGATTTAATTTATCCACGAAAATGTAGGGAGAGAAGTGGTCCGTCCAGATGACTAGATATTCGTCGTCGCCAATCCATTCGGTTGTCTCGGAGAACTCTCCATCCTCGCCAACTTGAGCCAAAAAGACTTCAAGGTCATGCTTGTCCCAACCTTGCGGGATTTTGTACAGCAGACGTACTTTGTTGCTTAACTGACCAGACTTTTCAACTCCATTGACAGTCGGAATGATGTCGTAAGAGTGGCTATGCTCGATCTCAACGTCGCCATCGAAAGTAGCTGGAAGGTCAGTATGACGTACCGTCAAGCCCAGAACATCCTCAACACCCGAACCTAATGCACCGAGTGGGTCTTGCAACAGTATCTCAATCTCTTGACCGTTTAAATCAAAAGTTGAGGCCGCAGTAGGTGTCAGAACGGTCGAGCTAATAGGTGAGCCATCGGGGTACATGGTGGGCGAGGTGCCGTCCTTGAGAGTGTAGTGGGAGAAAATATCGTAGTCACAACGAGAGCAAACACTATGTACTTCACCGAGTTTCTCAGCCGTTGGCTCGGAAACAACAAAATCGGATAAGTCGTGAGCAGTGGGGTCAATCGCAACTTCCTCTGTCTTGGTCTCTCCACAGCCTTCACGTTGACAAGTGAAAGTTTTTACGCCTTTCTCGGTACATGTAGCTGGAGTGGTGATTTTACCAGCATCCCAGTCGTGGGCATCTGGGTCAATCGCAATATCCTCCGTCTTAGTATGAGAAGCATCATGCTGACAAGTGAACTTCTTTTCACCTTTCTCAGTACATGTGGGCTGTTTGGTGACAATGCCTTCATCCCAGCTATGTGCTGTGGGGTCAACACCAACAAACTCCGTATAGTAGTAGTCACAGCCTACACGTGTACATTTGAAAGTCTTTTCGCCTTTCTCAGTACAGGTTGGCAGTTTAGTGAGGGTGCCTTCGTCCATGTCATGGCGTAGCTCGTCAATTACTTCCTTATAGGAGTAGTCACAGCCTTCTCGTGTACATTTGAAAGTCTTTTCGCCTTTCTCAGTACAGGTTGGCAGTTTAGTGAGGGTGCCTTCGTCCATGTCATGGCGTAGCTCGTCAATTACTTCCTTATAGGAGTAGTC